AACGCCAAATTTTCCATCAAACATGACACGCCTCCTTACTTACTAAACTTAGAAACGCTACCGTCGACCAGATAAGCCAGCACATCTACATCATGGTAGCCGCCGTCTTCATCTTCAACTTCAACATCGTAACTCACATAAGGGAACTCAGTTTTCAGAGCCTTGACTGCATCCAGCACACCAGACGCCAGCTCACGAAAACGGATATCCTTACGCTTTTTCAGTTCATGGCTGATATCCTCAGCCAGAATGGACAGTTCCTCAAGGGACATAGACTTAATATCTACCATAAAAATACCAACCTCTTTCTTATAAATCTGCAAGTACCTTGTTCAGTCTTGCGAGTTCATTTTCCATCAGCTCATTCAGAGCGTTTTTGAATTCTGGATTAAAAAGTGCGAAGTCTTCAGCATCCTTAACCGCCTTATCAACTTCGTCCATAAACGCCTGGAAGCCATCAATCGCATCCAGTGCACGGGAAGCCTCTAACGCCTTAGTTCTTGTCATATGAACCTCCTTACCACCAGTTACGATTTGCAGATTCCCAGAACAGATTGAAGACATCTTCAGGAACCATATCTTCGCTATATCTGCAAGTGCCAGCAAGAGCGTCGAACATAGCATTGATTTCTTCTTCCTCATACTTTTCGAGTTCAGTAGACCATTCGTCTACGATAGCGAACATCTTAACTTCAACTTCAAACTGATGAGGACGGGACAGGAACTCAACCAGCTCCTTGAAAGTATTGTAGTGACCGTGACCACCTTCGCACACAAACATAGGAGAATGATTATCGTCGTCCAGACCAAGAATTCTATATTTAGACATAGTATCGACCTCTTTCTTTTTTCTTTCTTTCTTTATCTTACATATATATTATAACATATTTTTTATAAAAAATCAAAGAAGCCTACTGGTGACCAGCAGGCTTCCTTATATTATCTATCATAAAATATGCCTACAACGAGGCAAACAATGTATATGCCTATGATTAGGCAACTGAAAAACGCTCTCATATGTTACTCCTGGTTGCAAAACGGGCAATTCTTACCATACTCAAACAGTGCATATGTGCCCTCGCTCAGATAAACATTGCCAAACTCTTCGGTATGCAGCTCGATGCCTCGCTCATTATCGTGCCAGCTCTTGATAGTGGCACAATAGCCATCAACGCCGTCGCTCACATGGACGTGGGTGAAGTTGTAGTTACCGAAACCCCAGTTCTCATTACCGCAGGCCGTCAAACCCAGAACCATCACCAGCACCAAAACAATCGCAAAAATTTTCTTCATATTCCCTATCTCCTTTTCTTAGTTGAGGACCATGCAACGAGTAAGCACGGTCTGCTTTTCGTTTTTATAGACCTTGTGGTCTTTAATCGTACCTCGCAGAGTATACTCGTTACCCTCTACGAGCTGCTTAGCAGAAGTGGTCCACATGATGACATTACCCTCGTAGTCATGCATCACATGCATCGTGGAACGACCATAGTAGCCATTCATTTCGATTGCTTTCTCAACCGTAACAACCACTTCGATTCGGTCGCCGATATTGCCAATGAACTCGGAATCAGAAGGCTCATACAGGAACTGAGCACACCATTCCTTAACCGCAGTTTCATTTTTCAGGCAAATCTGATCCTCGGCGCAGACATCAGACCAACGAATTTCGATAGGGTCAATGCCAATAGGAATATCCTTAGGCAGCTCTTCAGTGGAAGGGCAATACCAACCGAAAATCTTATTGTATTTGCAAACAGAGGCACGGAACCATTCCAGAGCCGCATAAGTGTCACCCTTGAAGATATGAATGAAGCCATTGGTAAAGCCGAGAGCTTCCTTTTCAGTCTTAGGCTTAGCACGCTCGGTAGGAGCTTCACCATACATCTTGGCATATTCAGCATCGCTATACCAACGAACCTGGCGGGTGCCGCCCTTGACAGTTTCCACTTTTACATACATTTTTCCGTTTACCGCATAAGGCTGACCCAGCTGTTTCAGACCCTGATAGCTCTTTGCTACTGCCATAGTATCGACCTCTCTTTTCTTAATTTCTTTTCTTACTTTATATATATATTATAACATATTTTTTTATAAAAATCAAAGAAGCCCTTGTGTCTCCACAGGGCTTCATATATTAGTAGCCGCATTCCTCTCGGAAGGTCTCGTACGAAATCTCCTCGAAGCCATAGCCGCACTCTTCAAGGTATTCCTCTTCATCCATGCCGCAAGAAGTATCCCACCATTCAGCTGCATTATCTTCTGTCAGCTCCTGAGCGAACTTGTGCATATTAGCTTCACTTGTGCCGCTGTAATATGCGATTTTATCCTCACCGCAGAACGGCGTATAGGCAGTTATCCTCCAGTATCGCTTAACCGAGGATGCCGCAGTCGTGTCGGTCATATCCGAATACCTCCTTGAATGCTTCATCTACGCTGGCCCACATCTTATCATAATCCTCATCTTCATCACCGTGTTCAGGATACAGCTCGAAGAACAGAGTATCAGAAAAGTAATCCTTATCAATCGCAGTATTCACCGCGTCGGCGAAAGCCAATTTCCATTTTTCAATCGGAATTCCTCCGACAACTTTACCATGCGACATTGACAATTACCTCCTTATATCTGGGGAAAGTATCAGCCAGAAAGCTGATGATGCAGTTTTCCAGACGAATGTGCTCTTCGTTCTGCCAAGAAGCGCCGGTGTATTCAACGGGACCATCTTCCCAACTGTAACGCTTATACACATCGTTCATATACTGGTCGCCAAACATAATCTGGCGCAAATCGCAGACACGGAAATCATTTCCATAATGAGAAACCATCGCGTCCTGCAGGTCATAAATATCAATTATCGGCAGAATCTCGTACTTCATCATTTTCCTTCTCCTTCAGTTCGTCGATAGCCTGTTGCAGGAAATAACCTGCGTATCTGCGACCCTCGGGGTCACTATTGCCGTCATATACCAGCTGAACCAACTCAATGTGTTCGCAGGTATCATATGCGGGGTGGTCGCGCATGAACTTGCAAGCCTTGCGGAAGGCAAGCTCAATTACCTTATTTCTGTCCAATTTTCTTACCTCCACGCTTTTTCTTTCTCTTGGTTGCTTGGTCGATAGTCTGGCGGTGGATAGACTCAGTCTTGCTGAGAATACCAGTCTTTGCAAGCAGGTTGTTCATATGAACAGGCTTGTAACCGATAACATCGGCACAGACATTGAGATGACCCTCTCTCTTGGTACCCTTGTGGTCGTGACCGTGAATGTTGAACGCCCAAGGAATTTCCACAGGCTCGTGAGAGAGCAACAGCTTCTCACCAATCATCAGAGGACCAGAGTAAACCTCATCGAATACTTCGTTGTAAACAGTATGACCTACATCGTGGTTGCCGCAAATGAGAACCTTGTAGCCACGAATCTGACGAGCATATTCAATGTCGCCAATGTCACCGAGGAAGATGATGGTATCCTTACGACCAACGCAAGCGTTAATCATCTTTACCATTTCCTCGTCAGAAGGACGGTTAGGCATGCCTGCGCGCAGGTCTTCATCACCGAAGTGAGGGTCAGAATACAGCCACACGGTCTGCTTACACCATCTCTCGTTAAAAATTTCATAAACACCACTCAGAGCCATATTCAGACCCTCCTTTCTTAAATCTTAATTCCGTCTCCCTCGTCCTCTCGCAGTTCATCGAGAACAGACTTAGAAATCTGAATGATACAGCCACTGCAATCCCACTCACTCAGACGAACATCAATTACTGCGTCCTTACCGTAGTAGTCAATGACCTTGGTGATGGCATCGGGATAGCTGTCGGCGCAGATAACGCCGCAATAAATCATTTTATCGAGCTGGTTCTCAACAACCATAGACTCTTCGTAAACACGAACTTCATACTCGAAATAACCCATTATTCAACCTCCTTAGGCTCATAACCCCAGTTCTCACACCATTCAACATACTCTTCATAGGTTGCATCGTACCAGTCGAAATCAACATAGTTCTCCAGATAGTCTTCATAGTCCTCATCAGAGTACTCTTCACCCCAACCGAAGTGAACATATGCATAGGATTCTGCGTTATCGCGAGCCCAGTCGCAAACAGTTTCGTTGATAATCGCTTCGGCGGTTCCATCTTCGAAGAAGAAAACCTCCTCAGAGTCACAGCCGCAGTAACCATTTCCACAATGAGCTAAAATAATCATCATATTATCAACCTCGCTTTTATCTCTTTCTTTATCTTACATATATATTATAACATATTTTTATAAAAAAATCAAAGAAGCTCTCTTGAATTCACCAAGAGAGCTTCCTATATCATCACTTAGACTCTGAAGCCACGAGCTCGCTCGCCTTCTTCGTCATAAGGTAAACCATCATATCAGTGCCTACGCCACTGCTTCGCAGACCAAGAGCATAATCGGCAACAACTTTTCCCTTGTGTTTATATTTGAAGTCATCCCAGATTACTCTTGCAAGTACTTCAGAGATTCCGGCTTGTTCCATCAGCACTTTGTAGCGCTGGAAGTACCACTCATTCATTTCTTTTTTGTCGGCCATCCACTTGATGAAATCCAAATACTCTTCATCAGTAGTGACATAGTCCACATCGTAGAAATACTCACGAGCCTCTGCGACAGGAACTTCCTCGATGAACTTTACCGCTTTTGCAGCCATCTTCATATAGGTCGGGCCCATATGGTACAGACTGTAGCCCCATTCCGGTCCATAGGGGTGTTCGCGCACCCACTCTTCAGCTTTTATCCATTCGCTTTTACGAATCAAAACTTCAACTCGGAAAAGGCGTCCATAATGATAAAACTGTCGCACGTACTGGGGTTTAGGGCAGAAATGAAATCCTTTAGAGCAGACATCTGGTTCTTCACCATCGGCAAGCTCGTAGGTCTGTCCAATCTCGAACTGAAATTCTCCGTATCCACGCATATAATAGTCGGTGGCTTTCCATCCGGGAACCCAAATCCATTCGTCCCCTTCATCCTCGATAAGTTTATCAACTTGTTTCTCATAAATCTCCTGTTGGTTCATAGTGCATGCAGCGAGCGCACGTTCTGTGTCGATCGCGCCTTGTGCCGCCTTTTTTATAAATCCGAACATCGTGCGCTCCTCCTTGACTTTTTGTCGAAATTTTGGTATAATATATGTAGGAAACTTCAGAAAGGACTGAAAATCGTGACAATTTTACTTTGGTTTCTTTTGGTTATACTTGGCGCAAGTACCGAAATCGCGTCTCGCGCAACCTTCGCCATCCCAGCATTTGCACTCTGCCTTGCAGATTGCATCAATGCGCTCCGGGTTAACAATCTGCGTGCGGGCTCTCATATTGCCCTGTTGGATAGTCTTGATGACCGTAACCGGAATCTGTGGTTTATAAGATTCATCTGTCAGTTTACACTTGGTGAAACCGGTGCACATCACGCAGGTTCCAAACTTTTCGTTACAGGAAGGACACAGTTCAATGAACGAACCGTCTTCCGTTTGCTCCAAAATTGCGGGTCCAAGATACATTTGGCCGCAGTACGCGCAAGTCCCAAGCTGGTCCTCAGTTGTGTGTCTTGAGCAAAAGTCTTTATCAAGGTCGATTCTCATTCGGAGAAGCTGACATACAAGATTCTCAGGGTCGGCCAGGGCGCAAGTTCTACAAAATTTTTGAGTATTCATAGACTTGTACTCTCCTTTTATTTCTGTTAAAATTTTTCGGCATTTTTAAAGTTTGTCAATTTTTCGTGACGGAACGAAAATTGACGGCACCGTTAGGAAACTCTGCAATATACATATAGTGACGGATTAGGATATTTTGCTATGATGTCGGGTATTGCAGCGAGGATTTTTGCAAAGTCTTCGAAAGGCAATGCGATTTCATCGGTATTCATCTCGTCAGACTCGCCGCAATCACAACCATACTGCTTTACACCGACAAAGTAATCTCCGCCGTAACCATAACAGTCGGTCTGAATGCCGTATTCATCTTTGATTTCGTCGGGGAGTTCATCATATCGTCCCTGCTTCAGTTTCCAACCGTAAACAACACCTGCTGAATAATCTACTGACATATTATCTACCATCCTTTTACTTTATATATATATTATAACATATTATTTTGTAAAAATCAACTGCGGAGATTTTTGTTAAAATTTTGTACATCTTATTGAGTTGTTAAAATTTTGTACATCTCTATAATTGTTAAAAAAATGTGTTAAATTTTTAGACACCTTGATATTTTGTTAAAATTTTGTACATCTATATAAATGGGTAGATTCTGTTAACCCATTAACAACTTTGTTCATATATTATGTATGGCAAAGGAGGAATAGTTGCATGCTTGAAATGAAAAGGGACTCTCGTCAGGTCCCGAAGGTAAAACAGATTTGTGCTGATAAGAGATATTATGACATTCTCTATGCTCACCTTCAGTGCATTTCTTCTTATGACGAAAAGACTGGTGAGAGAACTGTTGGGAAGAAAGAGATTAACTTCTCAAAGTTATCTGCCATGTTTAATATGAGCCGTCAGACAGTTTCTAAGAAGTTTAACAATCTCGTAGATTTAGGGCTCGTCACGAAGAAAGACGAGAATTCGTTTTTAATTCTACCTTTGGCGAATGATATCGCTTCACTCGTGCCATATAAGACTTTGAAACTGATTACTGATACATTAAGTGAGCACAGTATTAATACATATGTGTATCTATTTAATAGATACTATGCAACTGGTTGTAAAGCATTCCAGTTCACATTGGCTCAAGTGAAAGAGAATATTGGAATTTGTTCTACAACAAGAAGTAACGATGATACTATTACGAATATTCTTTATGTATTGGAGAAATTGGGACTGATTAAATACCATATGACTACAAAGGAACAGGACGATACTTCATTTAAGAATATCAAGACAATCTATGAATTAGAATGGCTTACGAATGAGATTTGTTAAAAATTTAGACACCTATATAAAAGTGTTAAAATTTTGTACATCTAAGCAATGTGTTAAAAATTTTCGGCAATAGTTGTTAAAAATTTTCGGCAAAATCGGCATTTTTGTTAAAAAAATAGTATCCTATTAAATAATAATAGAGAGTGGCTCAATAGTGGGGAAGGATTAAAAATCCTTCGGACCTTCGGTCCTCAGGCTTTTATAATCCTTCCTTAGCGAGCTCGTTTCGCGTGGGAGGATCGGCGATGCAAGTTAAGTTTAAATGGGGAACAAAGGAACAGATTTTAGACCTTATGAAAGTAAGACCAAGTATTACTGAAGCCGAGGTATACTTTGATAAGGAAGATGGTAGCCTTTATGTTGTATCTTTCAAAAGGAAAAATGAAAATCCTGTCGGATTTTCTACAAAAACTTCGTTTGAAGATTATATATATCAACAGTTAAATGAAATTGAAAACTGAATTGAAAAATCGGTTTGATTTTCAAATGAAAATATGATATAATATAAGTAAAGAAATAGAAAAATGAATTGAAAATTCATTCCCATTTCGAAAAATGAAATGAAAAAAACGAAAGGAAAAATGAGATGGAACATATTGGTAAGTATAAAGGATATAATGTATATAAGACTCCAAAGAGTGAGATGAAGAAAGACCAGGAAAAAGGAGTGCTTTACGCAGTTGCTGAGACTGGTGAACTGATTCTTAATGGAGAAGTTGTTGGTAAGGTGGCGTTTGCGTCTGGCTCTGTTACTGAGTATGATGACCATCGTTGTTATGCTTATAAATATCCAGTTGAACGCGAAGCGGTCAAGACTTATAAATATGAAGATAATGTACCAGTAAGTAAGCCTGGTAGGGGTAAGCGCAGAGAAGTTGCAGTTGATGATGTGTTGAAGAGCACGGTTGTTGACCCTACAGATTTAGATAAGATGATTAATGATTTCATCATTGCCGCACGTAATATGGAGATTACCGATTTAGTTGGTGAGTTTAAGGCCGAGGTTTAACCCTCGGCTTTTTCTTTTGCTCTTGGTTATGAATGGTGAAAATCCAGTAAAATCCAGTGGAAGTGGTGGCCGATCGGCCCGCGACATGCTGATCAAAATTCCATCGTCACCGTCTTCGTTACCCTGTGCGTTTAAATTCTTAAACGCACATATAATATAAAAAGGCCCTCTCCATTTCTGGAGAGAGCCTCTTCTTTTTTGCCTCTTGGGCTATGTTCTTGTTCAGTCTACGGAGCAAATTTTTAGTCCAGTGAGGACGACTTCACCTTAAGCCAAACCGTTGGCTTTTAGAAATGCTCCAAGCGCATCTACATTAGGCTCAATCTTGCCGCCTACAGGTGCCTTAGGAGCGTGATCTGCATGGTCCATGATACCTTTCAGCATCTTCTCAAACTCTTTGAGCTTGCGCACCTCGGCATCAAGCTGCTCGAAAGCGGCGTCAATCATTTCAACAATCTCAGCTGCATCGATCTCCTGATCAGCGATTGCCTCGGCGACAGCAGAACCAGCGTGGAACTCGAGGATGTAATCTTTAATGAGCGCGCCAATTTCCTCAATGTACTCGGCCTTAGCCTTTGCAGTGCTTGCCTTTTCCTGCTCAGCGGCGAACTCGGCATTAGCTGCGTTGAGTGCGTCTACCAGCTCCTGGGCAATAACATCTGCGCTCTCACCAGCCTGCAGTCTGGCAAGAATATCTTTCTGATTTACCATAGGTAATTACCTCTCTTTCATATCTTATGTATATATTATACCATATTTTTTTATAAAAATCAAATGCGGTCGGTGCGCGTCCCGATCGGCAATGACTCCTTTTTTTATATTATATCAAATTTAATTCAAAATGTCAAATTTTTCTCGGGCTGAACACAAACTCGTGAGAAGATGTAAACGCGGCGATATGAGCCCGAAACCAGGCATTTTGAATTAAGATTTTGCGGCCAGGATGGTCATATGGTGCGAACCGATCGGGAAAACAAGAACCGATCGGCGGCCGGGTTTTACGGGAAATTGAACGCATATGGAAGGGCCGCACTTTCCACCGAAAAAATCGCATATGGGGGTACCGATCGGAAATTCGGTACCTGGCCTCCGTCCAGGGCCCGCTCTACCTACTATTATTATACCATACCCGGGCGCACTTGTCAAGTGTTTTTTGAAACAAAAATAAAAAATCCGAGGTTTTTACACCTCGGACGCAGGGGAATAAAAGGAATGGTTTTCACAGCAGTTACAGCAAGCCACCTTGTCGGTCGTATCTTGGTCGGCATTGTGGCAAGTAGAACAACCTCGGCACTCATCGTGACAGATGTAATCATCATCGGGGTCCCAGAAGACAGCGAAGTCGTCGCACTCATTCATAGGGTCATCCAGTGTACACTGGCAGGGGATGGGACTGTCGCTGTAGTAAGGACAGTCCCAACCATTCATAGGGCAGTGGATGTGAGCCATTACTGCTTACCCCCACAAATCGCCATGATGTTCGCCATCACTTCCATCATAGCCAGACCTGCTTCGATTTCCTGCTTTTCACCATAGGAAATGTGGTCGATAGTGACAGTACCCTCAACGAGGTCAACAGTCATGCCAGACGCATAGCGAATTTCACCAGTCGCATCATTCACAAGGATAACTTCCTTGTCACCATGGTCAGCCATAACCTCAGACAGCATTGCAATCATCTCAGAAATCTTCATCATAGTATCTACCTCTTTCTTTGTTTTGTTGTATTTATTATAGCATACTTTGTGGGGTTTGTCAAGGGGTTTCAGAAATTATTTTCCAAAATGTTTGTTGCCATTCTTCCCACATCGGAATGAGCATTTCTTCATCTTGGGGGTTCAACTCACAATGGTAAACCAGTGCCCCATAGGCTTGTGCTTCAAACACGCTCGCAGAAACAGGGCGCTGTTCAGCAAGTTGTAATCGTGATAGTACAAACTTCGTAACTTGTTCCATTTTGTTTCCCTCACTTTCTATACATAGTATACACCATTTCGGGAGAAATGTCAACAGGTAATTTTGCACAATTTTCGCTCCAAAACTTTGTGGAATCTGCTAATTGACGAAATTCCGGCCCGCCGCAGGCGAAAACGGCCGGTTTTTGTGCAAAATGACGAAAAAATCGCCCTTTTGGGGCGATTTTTCTACTTTTTCGGCTTTCTTTTCTGCACAAGGGTCAATTCATAGTCATTTTCACCAACTTTGAAGGCGATTTGGCGCTCTTTATTGGTGATTTCGACCATTTCGTAGCCTTTTTCGCTCAAAAATGCCGAAATTTCTGCAATTATCTGCGATTTTGTCGCATTTTCCTTGCGAACTGGCGCTTTTCGTGGGGTTTTCACAGTTTTTTCGCCCACATTTGCGTACTTCTTGGCGGCTTTCTCTTCTTCTTTGGAAAGGTCGAAGGACATTCGCTCGCCCCTGTCGATTGCCTTATCGTCTGCGATGACTTGCAGAGCCTCTTCTTCGCTGATACCCAAATTTTTCATCAGCTTTGCAACCTGTTCTGTCATAGTTATCAACTCCTTTACTGTACCCTTATTATAGCACAGTTAAGGCTATCTGTCAAGGGGTTTTGCAAAATTTTTTTCTACCGCCCTTTTAGGGGAGGGGGCATTTCTGCCCCCTTGGGGGAGTTAGGCTACTTTGGAGAAGTAAGCCTTTCTCTTTTCCTCTGTTCTCTCAACAGAGCCATCAGTTACCAACTGTCTGACAAGGGCAGACACTCTCTGATTGGACAACTCTGCACACGCAGGCACAGACTTCATCAAATCTGTGATAGTGTACTTCTTGCCGACTTCCATACCTTCAAGGATTTCAGCCTTGATGCCTTCGTTGGCAACCTGTACAGCAGTAGGTTTCTTTTCAGCAGAGTTTTTCTTTGCGAGCAATTCCAACTCGTGGTCGATGAACGCAATCTCGTCTGCGTTCAAGGCATAGTTTGCCTTAATCTGTTCAAACATTTCTCTCTTAGTCATCTTCTTAGTATTAGCCATAGTATCAATTCCTTTCTGGTTTGTTGGGTTTTCCTTCCCTTTGATGATTTAATTATATCATAGGTTGAGCGATTTGTCAAGAGGTTTTTTGAAGTTTTTTTATTTTTTTTCTCAACTCTCTGTTGACTTCTCTCTCCCTTTGATGTATTCATTATAGCACATCTTGGGGGATTTGTCAAGAGGTTTTTTGAAATTTCTTAAAAACTTTTTTTGACCTCTATCAATTCGGCTCTCCCTTACTGACAATAATAGTATACCACAGACCAAGAGAAAATACAAGTGTCAAAATGCACAAATTTTGGGAAAATTATTTTTTATTTTTTATGCAACTTTTCTCTTGACAAAATTTGCGGCCGGTGGTATAATGGAAAATTCCGGTCACGCTGGCCGTGACCGGGCCGGCGCTTTGTGCAAAATGCACAAAACCCCCAGGGGAGCGAATCACCCCAGGGGTCAAGTGAAAATTGAGAGAGGGGAGGGAGGGGCTTGCGCCCCTTGCCCTTAGTCCACCTTGGAGAAGTAAGCCTTGCGCTTCTCCTCAGTGCGCTCCACAGAACCCTCAGTAACCAGCTGGCGCACCAGTGCGCTCACTCGCTGATTGGAGAGGTCAGCGCACGCATCGACACTCTTCATGAGGTCAGTAATGGTGTACTTCTTGCCACTCTCCATGGCTTCGAGGATGTCAGCCTTGATACCCTCATTTGCGACCTGAACCGCAGTCGGCTTCTTCTCTGCGGAGTTCTTCTTTGCCAGAAGCTCCAGCTCATGCTCAACGAAAGCCTTTTCGTCAGCAGTGAGGTTGTAGTTTGCCATAATCTGGCGGAAGTAGTCAGCCTTAGTCATCTTCTTAACATTTGCCATAGTATCGTCTCCATTTCTCGCTATTGGTTGCGACCCTTTTTGAAGTTTCGTTCCTCTCTTGGAACATCTTAATTATACCACATGGGGTTTGATTTGTCAAGAGGTTTTCGAAAAAAATTCGCGACTTTTTTTCTTATCTTCGCTACTCGCCCACTTCTCAGCCTTGTTGCTGGCCCAGCCCTAAGTCTACCCTCACCACGCAATCGCTTTGCCACGCTCTGTGGGGGCTACTGGGATTCGTGTATCCTTTGGGTTTCAGTTCGCTTCGTGTCTGTTTCCACTGTCCTTGGTGGCTTTCGCTGTCAAGGTTCCCCTCTTGACTGTAATCATTATACCACACTTTGCGGTATTTGTCAAGACCTTTTTTCAAGATTCTTGACTTTTTTGTGTGAGGTATTGTATCGCGCATAATCCCCTATTACTTCAACCTCTGGGGCACTGGTTCACACTTGTATACCGCAAACGCGAACACCTTGCGGTCAGAAGCAAGAGCCTTGGCTCAAGGGGGAAGTCTTACATCGCTCTCGTGGGCTTCCCTCTTCGGGTCGCTTCCCTTAACTTCTGTATTTATTATAGCACACTCGGCGCTATTTGTCAAGAGGTTTTTTAACTTTTTTCAAAGTTTTTTTGAGCTCCTCTTGGGTGCTCCCCTCACCTGACATAGTTAGTATACCACATCCAGAAGCAGATTGCAATAGACAGAATGCACAAATTACAGGATTTTTATTTCTCGATCTTTGTGCACATTTTCTCTTGACAAAAATGCCGGGGTATGGTATAATGGTAAATTCCGCGCGCTACGTTCGTGCGCGCGGCGCTGAAATCTCAAACAAAAAAGCGAGGGATTAACCCTCGCATTCCTCGTTGCGGTCTTCAATTCGTTCCTTGATTGCCTGGATGGTAGTACCAATCAACAGACCAAGCATCTGCACACACAGACAGCCAACAACACCAACGAGCACCCAACCGATGTGGTCAGGAATTTGACAAATAAGTTCTAACATAGTATCAACCTCTTTCCTTAATTTCTGTATTCATTATACCATGGGGGAGGGCTTTTGTCAAGCCCTTTCCCCACTATTTTTGAAAACTTTTTTCAAGTCCATTTCCTTGCGTGTTCTCTGGGGGATTCTCCAACACGCAGGGGAAATTTTAGTTTCAAGTTTTCTGTGCATTGCGTAACACTTTGCGAGAATTTCAACTTCAATTCTCACATCCTCAAGTCCTGTGTGGCTTTCCACAAAATCAACTTGCTTTTTCAGAAACTTGTAACAAGCCTCAGCACTTGTCTGAATGTTGTCGCTTTCGCTAATTAAACCATTCTGTAAAGCAAATTTTACATAGGAAACTTGATTGAGAACCACTTGACAAGCCATGTTCCAAATGCAAATGTAATCAGTTCCCCAAGGGAAGAACCAACGCCAGCGAGATTGAGAACAATAGCGAATTGTATTATTCAATGCTCTCTTGTCAAAACCCATGTTGTAAGCACCCACCTTGCGAATGGAATACTTTTTCATGTCCTCATGGATTTGCTTGCGAATGTTGAAAATGCTTTTCAAAGTGCGAGTGCCATTTTTAATGTCATCCCAATACTGGGGAATCTTTTCAGCAAAGTAGGCACTTTGCATCAAGTCTTTGTGGTCGAGGAACATTTCAGAAACCACAAAACTTCTTTCAAGGTAAATCTTGCCTTGTCTGTCACAGATTGCATAGCCAATGTCATAGCACAAAGGCTGTTCAATGGTGTTTGCTGTTTCAGTGTCGATGATTAAAAATAATTCTTTCTTGCGAGCCATGGGTATCAAATCCTTTCGTATCAACTGTAATTATTATAGCACTTTCATTTTGATTTGTCAATAGGTTTTTGAAAAATATTTTGCGCCCGGGCGAAAAGCTGACCCATTAAAGGGTCTTGCTTTCGCTCACAAAATACTTCACTTCATACTGTGCGAGAATGTCACGCACCTTTGCACTCTCTTTCTGTGTTGCACAGTAGAAATTGAAAAGGGTATATTTTCCAACATTTTCCACATAGTTGTGGGGAATGTCTTTCAAATCAAAATGTACTGCGTCAGTCCATTCGTGGGGAACAGTTGCTTCAACTTTCCAAAGTTTGTCCTTGCGTGCCTTTTCTTCGCACCACTTAACAACATACACACCAACAAGGTTGCACAGAGCCACAATGCCAGCCTTTAAGTAAAGGTCAAGTTCACACATTAAGTAAACAGTGACAATTGTGTAAAGACCAAAAGCAACAGCATTTACGATTGCGGCGACCCCTTTACCGCACTTCACAGTGGCGATACTTTTCACTGTCTGAATGATAACATTCAGAATGTTAAGAATGATAAATGTAATAAGTAACTGTGTATTCATAGCGTTTACCTCTTTCGTTTCTTTCTGTAATTATTATAGCACATCAATGCTCGTTTGTCAATACCTTTTTTTCACTTTTTATCATATTTTTTGTAAAAGCATCGGAGAACTCATCCCCATACTCATCGCTGACAAGATAGGCGAGGTATTCCATTACAGTGCTCACCCCATACATGAAATGCTCATTGCCATTCTTTGCATCGTACCGACCGCAGAACAGACCGCATTCTGTCATTCCGTCAACTACCTTTTCGATTACTTTCTTTTCCTCTTGGTTCAGTTCTAACATCGTTCTATCCCTCCTGACATTATTAGTATACCACGTTTCGGGAGATTTTGCAATAGGCAATTTGCACAAATTTTCGCCCGCATTTTTGTTGAAATTAACTATTGACAGGAATACCGGCCCGCGCACTTGTGCACGGGCGGCCATTATACCACAGCCGGCCCGATTTGTCAAGTGGTAAAAATGCACAAAAATTAGGGCGAAAGTTTGTGACTTTCGCCCATTGACAAGTTAGGAACGAGGGGCAGACAGTACCACCTTAAACTTTCGCCCATTGCAGTGGAAAAGCATTTCCCTCTCGGCGTTCGTAACCTCAATTCCCTCAATGCTTTCCAATCCCTCAAGGGCTTGCTTGATTTCGTCAATCAGCATTGCCTTGTCGTTGTCGGCTTTGCGTTCTCTCTTGGTTGTGGTCTTGGTTGTGGTGGTGGTCTTTGTTCCAATGGCTCTTGCCTTTTTGCTTGCCTTTTCTTGCTCGGCACTCAACTCGAAGAGTTTTGCTCCCTTGTCGCTTGCTTCATCATCAGCGACCAACTGTTCGGCTTCCTCTCGGCTGATACCTAACAGACCCATGTGCTTGGCAATCAGTTTTTCTCTCTCGGATGCTGTCATAGGCAATCCCCCTTTCTGTAATTACATTATACCACACATCAAAGGGGTTGTCAAGGGGAAATTTGCATTTCCCCTTGACTTTTTTCCCTTAGTCAGCGAGGGAGAAATAAGCCTTACGCTTTTCCTCAGTTCGCACAACCACGCCATCAGTGACGAGCTGACGAACAAGAGCAGACACACGCTGGTTGCTCAGTTCGGCACAGGCAGGAATGGTCTTCATCAGGTCAGTGATGGTGTAGGACTTACCCTGCTCCATACCTGCGACAATGTCGCCCTTAATGCCCTCATTAGCCACCTGCACAGCGGTAGGCTTCTTCTCGGCACTGTTCTTCTTTGCGAGCAGTTCGAGTTCGTGGTCAATGAACTCAACCTCAGCCTCAGTCAGAGGGTAGGAAGCCTTAATCTGCTCGAACATCTCACGCTTAGTCATCTTCTTAGTGTTTGCCATAGTATCAATCTCCAATCTCGTGGTAGGTCACGACCCAAGTTTTTATTCTGTAAGAGGTGTCCCTCTTTACATTCTTATTATAGCACATTGGGAGTTGTTTGTCAAGAGGTTTTTTCAACTTTTTTTTTATTTTTTTTGTTGACCTCTCAGTAGGTTTTCCCTTACCTTGTATAACTATTATAGCATACTCTTTAGGATTTGTCAATACCTTTTTCAAAACTTTTTTAGAAATTTTTTGGTAATGGCTTTTTCCTTTTTTCTATAATAATTATAACATAATTTTTTTATTTTGTCAATAGGTTTTTTCAAAATCTTTTTGATGGGATTTTGTTCTCTCCCTTACTGACAATAATAGTATACCACATCAGCCACCAAAATACAAGTGGCAAATTGCACAAATTTTAGGAAAATCTTTGTGCATTTTGCCTATTGACAAATTGCTCGAAAAATGTTATAATGGAAGGTTAGGCCAAAACACCGGTCCGCGCGCACGTGGACCGGCCGATGCATTTTGGATTTTGAAATGGAAAAAGCGAGGGTTTCCCCTCGCTCTTCCTTATCGCGTTCTCTGCTTCGTTGTCAGCGAATAGGCAACCCCATTCTCAAAAATGACTTCGTCCTTTGTGATGGACGCAACCACCATACCTTCGGGGTTGCTCATGTTTGCGCGAATCTCATTCAGTGCATTTGCTACTTCTCGAATACTCATAGTATCATTCTCCTTTTCTTTTGGTTTGTACTTGTATTATAGCATAGGTTTGGGGGTTTGTCAACCCCCATTTTTTACTTTTTTGCGCTTACGCTCTTGGGACTGTCATTGGTCAAGGGCATCTGCGGAGTGGGAGCTTGTGCTTTGGTGATGATTGCATCAACCTGCTCATAGAGTTTGTAAGCCTTGCTCGCCTTGCGATAGACTTTCTTCAACTCGGAGTAGGTAAGAGCATTGAACTGCTCGTCACTCATTGTGACCCCAACCTTTGCCAACTTGTTGCGGATAGATTTCAAACTCATTTCGGAAAACATTTTCATAGTAACAACCTCTTTTCTTTATTTTCTATAATTATTATACCACATTTTTATTTAATTGTCAATAGTCTTTTTCAATTTTCTTGAACTTTTTTCTATTGTACGAGCCTTTGCCCTTTTTGTTCTCGACTACCGACCCACGCTTGCGAAAGTGCAAATACTGTTGCAGTTCTTCGCCCTCTTTCTTAAAAATGCGATTGTCAATGGTTTTCTTCTTTTTCATTTATCTCACCTCTTGGTATTATTATAGCATACCTTTGGGGGTTTGTCAACCCCCTTAGGCAACTTTTTTCTTTCTGCCACGCTTAGGCACATAGTTTTTGTAGTCCTTGCCACACTTCTGCAAATTGTGGAGAGTGTCGAAAGTGACAATCTGTGCGCCGTTGAATTTGATTTGATACTCAATGCCGTTCACATTGACATCACCACCAACCCAAAAGCCGTCATTATCCCAATCTCTTGCGACCTGACCGAAGTATCTCTGTACCCACATTTCAAAGTTTCTGCCGTTGTTGCCGTTGGTTACTTCGTAGTCGATTTCGATTGCGCCCTTGCGAATGAGCTGTTCCATGTGCTGATTAGTCAGTCGAAGCTGAAGCTTTTCCTTGCCACCCTTTTTGCTTGCTTCTTTTTCTACTCGAATGAAGCGAGGCATGATTTCATCAACGATTGCCATGTAGTTCTTCTTCTTGTAAGTGAAACCGAGGATGTAACCCTGTGCGCCACTAAACTTTCTGTAGTATCTGATTGCGTTTCCCTTAGTCATTGTTCCTGTCTCCTTTTCTGTTCCGTTCTTTGTATCTTTATTATAGCACCGCATTGACCGTTTGTCAAGCACTTTTTTTATTTTTTTTGAAAAAGATGAGGGGCTTTTAGGGGCGTCCCCCAAGGGGTTTGAACCCTTTCTGCTTGAGCGGCTCAGCATTAAACCTCACCCCTCATCTGTAAGTACAGTATAACACACTCCCCAATAGAAGTCAATAGTCAAAATGCACAAATTTCAGGAATTTGACCTCTCGCAACTTTGTGCAAATTGCCTATTGACAAAATGCTGAGGAAGTGTTATAATGGAAATTCGTGCCGCCTGGGTCGTGGGCGGCGCGCCAAAAAGGCGAGAGCGTCAAATTGCTCTCGCCCTGATTTGGGTGGGCTTGATGTCTGCGTGACCCTTGTAGGCGTAATACTCAACCCATTCATAGGTGTTGCCACAGTGGTCACAGCCACCGACCACGCTCATTGCGATTGTGCCTGTGTCGAGGTCTTCAACATCGTAGTGTGAGATAGAAATGAGGGAGCCGCCGCAAGTGGGGCAAGTGGGTTCATTCGTGTTAATCATCATGGGGTATCAGTTCCTTTCCTCTTGGTGTAATTAAATTATAGCACAACGGTTTGAAAATGTCAAGGGGAAATTCTCACATTTCTGCGAGAATTTCCAAGATGTTCTGCACATCATAAGCCTTGCCAGTCCAGTTTGTTCTGTTGCGTTCTTCATCATCGAAAAGCACATCGAGAGGAGTTTTGCAGAAGTTCTGCTTTGGTGTGCCGTAAGGTACAATGTGGATTTCGTTCCAGTTGACACTTGGCAGATGTTTCTTGAGCCAATCCATTTTGACTTCGGTAACTGCTCTGTTGTATTCTTCTGTGCCACTCTTGCTCAGCCAAGAGATAACTGCGATGTTGTAGCCATTTCTCTGGAGAGTGTTAAGTCTGCGAGCGAGAGTTGCAAGTCTAAGCAGAGGCTTTGCGTTTGCGTAAGGGAATGTGTCGCCTGCGATGAGGTATTCGAGCCAGTTTTCTACTCCATAGAGGTCAGCGATTGTGCCGTCCATGTCAAAGTTGATTGTGATGTTCATAGTCTTCATTGTGTTTACTTCCTTTCCTTTTTTGTATCTTAATTATAGCATGGATTTTCGTGTTTGTCAATAGGTTTTTGAAAAGTTTTTTATTTTTTTTGACCGGGGAAAGTGGGGGACTTAGTCCACCCACTTCGGAAAGCACTTGTTGTACTCTCTGCCCTTTGCGTCCCACTGGTGAATGTTCTTGTTGAATTTCTTGTGCATTTTCAGACAAGCCACAAAGATTTCCATTTCGATGAGTGCGTCAGCCAGTGCAGTGTGTTCTTCGATGTAGTCAGCATTTCCAGTGATGAAGCCATAGACAGTCTGTGCAGTAGTAGAGCAAGACTTCTTGGAAGAGGACTGGAAGCCATTCTCGTGGCAGAAGTTCGCAAAGCCTTTCTTGTGGCAGATGGTCTGCAAAGCCATCAAGTAAATGTCGATGAACTCAAACTCGTCGAGCAGTTCTCTGCAAATAGTCTTGGTAAAGTCGAAAGCAGAGTTGTAAGCCATTACATAGCGAACACCATAGAACTTGCAAAGGTTGCGAACGATGGAAAGTGCTTCGGCTTCGGTAGCCACCGCAGACATTTCGCCAGTCATCAGTCTTTCGCGATAGATAGGGAAGTTCTTCTTTGCGTAATCGTCCTGTGCGATTTCGTCATAGTGTTCCATTACAAGCAGAGAAGCGGTTGCGAAAATGTTGCCCTCTCTGTCGTGGATAGTGCAACCGAGGTTGTACATTCCAGTAGGATTAGAAGCTCCGCCAACAGTTTCAGTATCAAGTGTGCAGTAAATAATTTTCTTGTTCATTGTTATCAATTCCTCTCTCAATTTCTGTATTTATTATAACATAGGTTCGTGGGTTTGTCAATAGGTTTTTCAAAACTTTTTTAATTTATTTTGTACGGGCGGTTGGCTCACATCGAGCCAACCATTGTAATCCCTCTGTCTTTCAACCATTCGCAGAACTGTTCAGCAGGGAGCAAGTCCGCAAGGTCTTTCATTGTGTACATTCTTGTAACCTCTTCCCATTCCCACCTGACACGAATGGGCTTGAAAGTCTTTTCTGTCATTTTGCTTTTGTTTCTGTAGAAGTCGCCCCAACCAATTTCGATGGTCGGACGATTGCGAAATAGAGTGCAACCAGTTTCTGCATTTCTGATTCTGTGGTCACGAACTGCCGCAAATGCTTCTTCAAAGGTTTCGAGTGTGTATTCTGTCGTGTTACACTCGCCAACTTCCACATAGCGAATGTGATTCCAAATGGAAGTGTCGCAGTAGTCATCATTGCCGATTGCCGCATAGCATCTAAGGTTTACTAATTTCTTCATAGTATCAATTCCTCTCTCTTGGTTTCTGTAATTATTATACCACGGCTTAGGGGTTTTGTCAACCCCTAATCGTAAATAATTCTGGATGTCTTTGACAATTTTTCATTACTCGCTTTTCCATTTTAGGTGACATCTGCCCCTTGCCCGCCATTCTGTAAAGACGATAGCACTGATTGACATTTGCCATAAATGCAGTTATCACAATGTCACGATACAAATTCTTAACAATGATAATTCCACTACTGGTTAGCAAGTACCTCTTTTCTTCTTCAATTACTTCAACTTCAAGCACAGGGTTTGTGAAGCCGAGAACTTCTTCCAATGCTTGCAGTCGGTTTGCTCGTTCCACTCCTGCGTGGAATGTAGTATTCATAGGTTTCATCTTTAGTATCCCCCTTTCATGCTCTAAGTATACCATACTTTGAGATGTTTGTCAATACCTTTTCGTACCATTTTTTGCGACTTACCAACTTAATGCCGAGAACCTCAGCAACCTTGTTGTAAGTCTGTTCGTCGATTGCGTTGCGTACTTCCTCAGGCTGTTCGCTCCAAGGTCTGTCAATAGTAATGTTCATCATCATAGTTATTACCCCCTCATCTTTTGTACCTTAAGTATACACCATTTCGGGATGTTTGTCAAGCACAAAATTGCACAAATTTTCCACGAGATTTTTGTGCAGATTACCTCTTGGCAGAAACACCGCGCGCCACAGCCGACAGCGCGCGGCCGAAAAAATAAAAAGAGAGGGTTTCCCCTCTCCTTAATTGCTCTTGGAACTCGATTTGAAAAAGCCACCTACAAAACTGAGCAGAGCGCAGATGCCGAAAGCCTGCCAAAATGTTAGAGCAAACGCACAGCCGAACAGGCTCATCACCCAGTTAAACAGAAGCATCCCAATCCATGCCTCGAAACACACAACGCCGAACACCAGTGCCAGCGCGAGAATTACCATCAAACAACCTTCACCCATTGTATCTATCTCCTTTTCTTTTCTTTGTATTATTATTATACCATAATTTTAATTGATTGTCAAGGGGAATTTTTACATTCCCCTCATTGTTGTTATTGCTTCCATTACCCACTCTTGAAAGTGAGATTTAATAAATTCTACTGTATCAAGATCAGCGCAATTAAAATAATCTTTGCGAATGCGCCGAGCCTTTTGTGTTTTTAGAATTTTCATTCGCAAAAAACTTTCTACAAATAGCCTTTCGCATTCTCCGCCGCCAATGTCTAATGATTGAAGAATTAAATAATCTTCTTGGAGCAACTGATTACTTCTACGCCTTGCATTAGTCGTTTCCCCAATTTTGATTGCCGTTCTAATTTCTAAATGTTCTGCGTAATACACTTCTGAATAACATCCGTAAGCCATTTTTACCACTTCTTTCTGTTTCTTTCTGTAATTATTATAGCACAAGGGGTTGAGTTTGTCAACCCCTTTTTGCATTTTTTTACTTTACTTCAACAATCAGTTTGTAAGCTCGGCAAGAGCCAAAACCATAGCGATTGTAAGTAGTTTCTTCCCACCTTACAGACAGACAATGCTGAGCAAGATACTCTTCAATGAAAGTCTTGTGATAGTTCTTGTCAGTGCAAGGAGAATAACTCCAATCTCCATTTGCATACTTCTTGCCATCGAAACGAATAGGACGCAGTACCTCGTTGCCGTAAGCATCGGAAGCCATAGCGAGGTCAATAGAAGTTGAAATCAGTCCACCCTTAGGGTTGAGAGCCTGCTTCTCAAGGGCAGGTCCAATCTCAGTTTCACAGAATTCAACACTCGCACCCAACAGACGAGCAAGACTTTCTGCCTTTTCTTTTTCCCACTTCATTACGCTTGCATTTCTCACAATTGCCAGTTCACTTGCACACATCATAGTTATCAGTCTCCTTTTGTTTTCCTTTTTTGTATCTTTATTATAACATGGAGGGGGCTTTTTGTCAAGCCCCTTTTTTAATTTTTTTTTAGCAATCATAAGTGTAACATCCTTCGTAAGGGTCAAAGCCAAAATCGTCATCAATGTCAGCAGGCTCTTCGTAGTCCTCTTCCTCAGGGTCGTAGAAGGCTACTACTTCGCCAGTTTCATCCCACACAAGGGAAGCAGTCTGGCAAGTCATCTCTGCGATGGTCTTAGCTGCTTCGTAGCAAGCATAGCAAGCTTCAGTACCACTAATAGTAGCGATAGCGTTGTTGTTAATGTAGATAGTATAAGTGTTCATAGGTTGTACCTCTCTCTCTTTCTTTGTATCTATAGTATACCATGCGCGCAGGTATTTTGTCAAGGGTTTTGGGAGATTTATTTTACACAAATTTACGCCGATTTTGCAAGCCTTTTTTGTGCAGGTTTTACAATAGCACCAATCAGGCGCGCCAGGACCGTGCGCGCGCCTATGGCGGTCTTTCTGTATTAGTGTAGTATTAGTAGTAGTGTGTAGTAGCACACACTGCATTAGTGTGTGCTTACTCCTACTACCTCATCATCATAGATGTATCCATCAGTGTGTGCTGTGTACATGTGTACATCTACCACTGTGCCTACGCTTGGTGCTGTGCCCTCTACCTCATAGCACCACACATGTCCTTGCTTGTCCTCTACCTCTGCAAGCTGTCCTTCTGTGTGTACTACTACGCAGTCCTTGCGTGTGTAGTGTGTCTCTACGTAGCCGCACAGCCCCAGCATGCCCATGAACACTACTACTACCAACAGTATAGTCATCATCTCTGTTACTCTCTTACTCATTGTATCTACCTCTTTCTTTACTTCTTTCTTTGTATCTTTATTATACCATTACAGGAGGTTTGTGTCAAGCTTTTTTTACACGTTTGTGCAGACTTTTTTCTGTGCCTCCTGGCTCTGTGGCAGTTAGGGATAGCAGGGCCGCACACGGTAGCTACCCTTACAGAGTAGCTATTACCTTAGCCAGTGCCTCAGTATCCATTGCCTCATAGTGTGTCATGATAGTAGCAAGCATAGCCTTTCTCTCTGCTTCTCTCTGTCTCTTAGCTGCTTGTGCTTCTTTGTACTGTGCTACCTCTGTTGCGTCGTAGCTGTAGCTCTTCTCTCCGTACATGTATGCTGTGCGCACTGTGCCATCCTCTTGGTGTACGTTGATAGTCTTGCTTGTGTGGTAAAGCATAGGTCTTGCTTCAGCAGGTGCGCATTCCTTAGTATAGTAGGTGTGTCTGTGTGTCTCATTGTTTCTTACTACGTAGATTGTGCTGATGTGTTTCATTGTGTGTACCTCTCTCTTCCTTTGTTGTACCCTTAGTATAACACGTTTCGGGAGGTTTGTCAATAGGTAGATTTGCACAATTGTTGCGCCCTTTATTTGTGCAAGATGTATACCATGCCAACCAGGGCCGCGCCATCCATGCACGGCCCAGCGTATGTATTAGTATGTACATCATTGTGTTGTTTATTATTTATTATTATTATCTATTGTTGTATGTATAGATAGATGTGTATGTGTTATGTACTCATTACCTCTTGGTCATTGTGTATGTATCTCTTTGTATGTACATGTGCGTAGCTCTGTAGGGCGTAGAGAGGGGCGTACCTCTCTGTCTGTGTGTGTGCCTGTGCTGTGTATGCCAACATACCCGGGGGGGTGTATTTCGGGAAAATTTTTTTTTATTGTTGATGAAATGTTATTTCCTGGACAAACCTCCCACTAAATCAATTTCAGATTTCGGTTTACGGGAAAAATAAGAAATGGGTCCCATACCGAATGGTACGGAACCCAATCTTTCTAAACTCTTTCTACGGCGACTCCAAAAATATTGTTTCGCCCAATAGTGCCATTAATGTGTCCATGGTTGTTTCCAATCGTATACCGATTTCCATTCTTAATAGCTACTATCTTGTGCAGGTAGTAATGCCCACCCACTCTACATAGAACAATATCATTCTTATGCAATTTCGTATCCTCGGTTACAGGAATACAAATAACACTATCTCCACTCTCCAAAATGGGAGTCATGCTTTGTCCATACCCAGTTACCAAACAACTGCGACCCTCACGCAATTTCTGCGCGGTAATCGCATTTTCTTTTCCATGAAATAGTTCTGCTAAATTGCGCCCTGCCATAATTAGTCCTCCAACCCAACCTTGATTGCGAGTTCAGCTGGAACAGCAATATTCAATTCTTGGAGCAATTCTGCGGCAAGGCGATATTTATCAGCTTCAATGCGGGCTGAGCGCAAACAAATGTACTCGCATCCGCCGCTTTCCATTGTGAACAATTCCATGTCATCATTTTCATGGAGTCCCATTCGGTCACGCAAGCCCTTAGGAATCGTGACACGTCCGAGCGCATCAATTTTTCTTGTTGTGTTTTCTGGTCTAATTCTCATTTTTATTCTCCTAATTTAATTGGAATTTGCGCCTCGTCAAGCCGAGGATTTTCAAACAACAGCTTGGCTACCGCCATATTTTCCAAGAGTGCGCATCTGGTTAAAAGACCAACTCCACCCGGAACTGGGGTTACCAGTCTATTCTCGGTATTAATACAGTCTCCAACCATTTTACCTTCTTCATTAAAATTAATACCTACATCAATAACCGGTACGTAGATCGGATAGCAGTTCAGGAATCCGGCCTTACCCACCGCGCAAATTATCAAGTCTGCGCTATCAATAAAGGTATGCAAATTCTTTGTTTTACTATGGCACAATGTAACTGTGCAATTCAAATCTACCAACATTTCTGCGACGGGTTTCCCTACAATCTCAGAACGTCCAATTACTACCGCATTTGCCCCCTCAAAATTGAAATTGCATGCTTTCAGATATGTGATAATACCAAGAGGAGTGCAAGGGAAATAAGGACTATCATTCTTAAATCCATCTACATCCATGCGGCTTGGGATAAGTCTTGTAATTCTATTTTTATCCAAATGAATTGGTAATGGCAACTGCACAATAATGCCAGCTGGATTTTCAGCATTAGTCTGAACAATTTGAATAATGGATTGTTCGACAGTCTCTTGGGTTACTGATTCTGGAAAATGAATAACCTGCGCTTCGATGCCCACTTCCTGTGCGTCCTTCACTTTATTGCGAACATAGCGTGTTGATGCGGGATTGTCACCAACTTGAATAATATGAAGGATTGCGCGCTGCCCGCTCAGCCGATCTTTAAGACTGGCTTTCCAATCGGCACAAAACTCTTTAATATTTTTTAGTTCAAAATTAGTATTTGTTGAAGAAATCATCGTCGTCTCCTCCCCAACCAGGTGGCATAATGCAATTTAATAATTCTTCAAGAATATTAGATATTGCAAAAAATGGCCCTCCGATTAAAAATATGACCATAACTGTAAATTTATCTGCGCTGCTAAGCTCTTTGCATGCAGGCATATGTGGAATAAATGTAATTGTGGAAATAACTCCCCACAAGATTATTGCAATCCAAGTTCCCGCCAAAAGTATCTCCCCTCCAACTCAATAACTTGTGCTTTATGTATTTCCCTTGGGACTCCGTCCCAAGGAGATTCTTCTGCGCTCGGCGCCCTCTTGTGGCAAATAACCAATTGCATTTTTGCATTTAAATGCTCATAGTGATTTTCACAATAAAATAATTCACTATGTTCTGTTTGATTAAAATGTTCAACAAGGGTTAAAGAACCAATCCACTTGTCATCGTAAAACTCTTGACCTTTATTTTTACTTACCGCAATACAACAATATATAATTCCAACCAAGAGTGAAAGAAGGAAGAATGCGAGGATATAAAGTAATACTTTCATATCTCCAATATCCTTTCCTCATATTTACTAATATTATACCAAAAAATTTTTAATTTGTCAACATTCGGTTTCCAGTGCGGGTTGACTTTTCGAAAATTTTCTGGTATAATTATAGTATAAGACTGGAGGTTAAAGATGATTAAATTAGATTACAGTTTAACAACTCCAGAAGAGCGAAAGGCATTGGTTGAGAAGATTCTCGCAGAGAATCCAGACCCAGGTGATAAATACCTGGAAATTCTCGCTGATTACCTAATCCTCTGCATGGAGAAACAAGAGAAAAAGGAGCGCAAGATTTTAACTGAAAACCGTATGGCTACAGTTACAAAGCGCGAAACGTCTTTTGAAGGTCTTGTTTCCCAATTTGAAAATGGCGAAGATGGTATTTATGGATTAATAACAGAAGACAAGAATCAAATTTTTAGACCTAAAGTTTCAATCACAAAGAAAGATTTAGAAGAAATCCCAGAGTTACAGCAAATTAGAGAGGCCATTCAGGTTTGGGAAAATATCTTGAAGAAAGCGACAGGTCGAGACGCTTTCATTGCCAAAAAGGCTATTATTGAATTGCGTAAGGACCAGTACTTGGTTAAAGATGCTTTCCGCAAACCAATTGTTTTAAATAAAGTAATGCATGGCAGAAATCCAATTCAATTGGATGGCGAAATTACTTTAGATGAAAATGGGTATTGCGTTTCTAAAGGAGTTACTTTGGTGGACCCAAAAGTATGCGAAGCCATCCTATGTAACTATTCAAGATTAAAACAAGACAGTTGGGGAGTCTTTGATTCGAACACTTGGTATTTAATGGAGGACTTTGACAATATTGCTACAAAAGCATTAGCAGATTATCCACTTTATGAGCGAATTGTTGAATGTAAAATTGATGGACTCCAAAATGTTCAGATTCAAGAGATTCTGAAAGATGAATTTGGTATTACTCATTCTCTTGAGTATATTAGTAGCCTCTGGCGCAAGAAGATTCCAAGTTTGATAGCTTCTGCGGCCGAGGATGAATATTTAGATTGGTATTTCCTCAATGAGGAAAAAGGTAAGTACAAGAGATGCTCTCGATGCGGGCAAATTAAACTTGCTCATAATAAATACTTCTCTAAGAATAAGACCAGCAAAGATGGTTTTTACTCTATTTGCAAATGTTGCAGAAATTCAAAGGGCAAAAAGTCATAATTGCGGCCAGGTATTTTTATAATAAATTAGAGAGGAGGTAACGAGCATGGCAGATAACCGTACGTTCTACTGCGAAAAATGTAATAGAACGATGAGTGCAGAACAATTTTATGGTTCAAATAATTTAGAAAAATATCCAGAAGGAAAATTGAAACAATGCAAGAAATGTATTTCAATGCATGTTGACAATTTTAACCCTGATACATATTTATGGATTCTGCAGGAATGCGATGTACCTTATGTTCAAGATGAATGGAATAAGCTACTTGCGTCCTACGGAAAAGACAAATCTAAATTAACTGGCATGACAATTCTTGGTAGATACTTATCTAAGATGAAGTTAAAACAGTGGCGAGATTATCGTTGGGAACACACTGATTATCTACAAGAAGTCGCTAACAAAAAAATTGAAGAAACTATGAAGCGTCAAGGCTATGACGCAATACAAATTAATGAAGCTGTTACGAAGGCGACTTTTACAATCCCGGATGAGATTTTAAAAGAACCTGAGTACACTCCTTATACTGGACCGACTGGTTATTTTGAAGAAGATGATTACTTCGCACAGCAGTCCGGAGAGGATACTTCTTTTGATGATGATTTAACAGAAGAAGATAGAACATACTTGCGATTAAAGTGGGGCAAAACCTATAAACCAGAAGAATGGATTAAGTTGGAACAGTTGTATGAAGAAATGATGAGTTCTTACGATATTCAAACTGCGGGACATATTGATACATTGAAATTAGTTTGTAAAACATCTTTGAAAGCTAATCAGCTCTTGGATATTGGTGATGTTGATGGTGCTCAGAAGATGATTAAAATGTATGACGGACTTATGAAGTCTGGTAAGTTTACTGCGGCTCAGAATAAAGCAGAATCTGGTGAGTATGTAGACTCCATTTCCGAACTTGTGGCAATTTGCGAAAAGGATGGGTTCATCCCTCGTTATTATACAGACGGGCCACAGGATAAGGTTGATAGAACATTACAAGATTTACAAAGTTACACTTATAATCTGGTAACTGAGGAAATGAACCTTGGTAACTTGATTGAAAGTGCTATTAAACAGATTGAAGAAGAAAAACAAAGAGAGGCCGATGGCGCATCTGAGGCAGCTGATGAGGAAGAACTCATGGAAGCCGCACTATTTGAGGATGGTGCTACTAAGGTTCTCACAGATAGTGATTTCGAAGAATTTAGAGAATTTGAAGAGGATGTCGAAGAATACGACACCGCTTACATTGAAAAACTCTTGAATGGAGAGGAAGACTAATGGCTCTTCAAGACCTATTAGACCTCTCTACCAAGAGAAAGAAAATTGGACTATCTGAAGAGCGTATCGAAGCTATTAAGCCTGCGGTGCGCCAATATATTGCCTATTGGCGCGAATATCCAGACATGTTCATTGATTTTCTCCAAGATGGCGGAGACCCTACAAAGGAAAGGAAATTAAAGTTTTTCTTCTATCAACGAGTATTTTTGCGTGCGGCTATGCGTTACAAATATGTATACATGGTGTTCCCTCGTGCGTATTCAAAATCATTCTTATCTGTTATGGTACTGATGTGCCGTTGTATCTTATATCCACGTAGTAAATTATTCGTTACTTCTGGTGGTAAAGAGCAGGCTGCAGGTATCGTAAAAGAAAAAGTTACAGAAATTTGCACGCTGGTTCCGGCCTTTGACCGAGAACTTGACCGCCGACCGGGTAAGACGCGTGAAGGTAAGGACTATGTTTGTTATGTATTCAAAAATGGCTCTTATTTCGATAATATTGCGGCGTCCGAGAAGTCGAGAGGTAAGCGTCGACATGGCGGTCTCGTAGAGGAGTGCGTTGGTGTTGACGGCGATATTCTTTCTCAGGTTATTATTCCTACCATGAACGTTTCTCGTTTGTGTATGGATGGCACAACTCAACCTGATGAGACTTTGAATAAGTCGCAGATTTATGTAACTACTGCCGGATTTAAAAACACATTTGCATATGATAAATTGATACAGCTCTTGGTTTGGATGATTACTGAGCCTCACAAGGCAATGGTAATGGGCGGAACTTGGAGAATTCCTGTTTTAATGAAGTTGCTGGATAAAAACTTCCTGCAAGACCTGAAAAAGGACGGAACCTTCAATGAAGCTTCTTTCGACCGTGAGTATGAATCAAAATGGACTGGTACTGTAGCTGACGCTTTCTTCAATGGAGAAATCTTTGATAGAAACCGCAACTTACAGAAACCTGAATTGGAACATTCTGGACGCTCAAGTGCGCAGGCTTTCTATGTATTGTCTGTTGACGTTGGTCGTAAGGGATGTGATTCTGTAGTATGTGTATTTAAAGTAACCCCACAATCAATGGGTGCGGCATACAAATCATTGGTAAATATTTATACATTCTCTGATGAACACTTTGAAGACCAAGCGATTCGTATCAAGAAACTGTTCTACAAGTATAAAGCTCGTAGAGTCGTAATCGACGCCAATGGTCTTGGTATTGGTTTGGTCGACTATATGATTAAATCTCAGATTGACCCAAATACAGGAGATACGTATCCTGACTTTGGTGTTTATAATGATGATGAGTTATACTATAAAAAGTATAAGACCAACATTACCGAACAAGATGCTATGTATTTGATTAAAGCAAATGCGCCAATCAATACAGAAGCACATGCAAATGCGCAAGCTCAGTTATCTTCTGGTAAAGTTAAACTTCTTATTGACGAGCGTGTTGCTAAGACTAAGTTGCTTGGCACCAAGGTTGGTCAGAATATGAAACCTGAGGAAAGGGCAGAATATTTAAAACCATTTACCCTAACTTCCATATTAAAAGAGGAAATGATGAACTTACGAGAAGAAAATGAAGGCGTAAACATTATTTTGAAACAAGCGAACAAAGGTATCCGCAAGGATAAATTCTCCGCTTTTGAATATGGATTATACTATATTAAACAAGTAGAAGAAAATAAGAAACGTAAAAAGAAATTCAATGCTAAAGACTGGTGCTTTATGAATTAAGAAAGGAGGGAGCCTATGCGAGCTTCAAGAGGAGAAATCAAGATTGAAGAAGTTTTGACAGAAGCTGGATTACCATTTAGAATGGAATATAGCTTTCAAGACTTGAGAAGTCCCAATGGCAGACCTCTGCGTTTTGATTTCGTTGTTTTTGATGATGATGGCAAAATTGATTTTATTATTGAGTATCAAGGTAGACAACATTATGAACCAAGTCAAAAGTTTGGTGGTAAAAGAGGTTTCTACCAACAGCAGTATAATGATAATAACAAGAGAAGATTTTGCGCCTTGCATGACTTTAAGTTAATAGAAATTCCATATACTGATGAAAATCTGATTTCTTATGATTATATCATGGAGAAAGCGGGTTATTAAGGAGGTAAGGTTTTGGAAGAGATTAGAGAAAATCCTCTCTACGAGCCAAGTAGACAGGACGCTATTCACTCCAAAGGCTTTGATATGGGAGGAACTACTCGTTACGGTAAGATGAAGGTCGGAGTAAAATCGCTCGATGATGCCGTATTGAATCTGGGCAGTTTGAAACATGCAACCCGCTTCAGAATTGATAAGGCTGCGATTTATCGTGCCTTGTACGATAATGACACCGAGCAATTAAGAGAAATCTCAAATTACTTTTATAAAACAAGTGGTATCTATAAACGCGTTTGTGAATATTTCGCAAATATGTACAGATGGGACTGGTATATTGTTCCAGAGATTTTTGATGATGCTGTCAAGGAAGATAAGATTATTAAGGATTTCCAAAAGATGCTTGACTTCCTTGACTCCACTCACATCAAGTTGATGTGTGACAATATTGCACTTAGTGTAATCAAAAATGGTTGCTATTATGGTTATATTGTCCCAAGTGGAAATGGTATCATTCTCCAGGAACTTCCTATTAAGTACTGTCGAGTAAGATACTTTATTGGTAATAAGCCGGCAATTGAATTCAATATGAAATTTTTCGATAATGAATTCCCCGACACTGTTTACCGTATGAAAGTTCTAAAAATGTTCCCAGAAGAGTTTGCTAAGGGTTATATGGCTTACAAACAGGGAAGATTAAAGCCTGATTATAGTGAAACAAGAACCATTGACAGTAGATTGCGCACCGATCTTCTCGGCGACACTGGCTGGTATCTTCTTGACCCAGACAGCACTGTCAAATTTAGTTTTGGAAATGGTGGAAGTGGTAACGGAAATGATATTCCTTTGTTTATCAATGCTATTCCAGCCATCCTTGACTTAGACGCGGCGCAGGATTTAGACCGCCGCAAGCAGATGCAAAAGTTGTTGAAAATTATTGTTCAGAAACTTCCTATGGATAAAAATGGCGATTTGATTTTCGACGTGGATGAAGCAAGAGATATCCATAATAATGCAGTACAAATGTTACGTAATGCTATTGGTGTTGACGTTTTGACAACATTTGCGGACATCGACTCCGTGGATACTTCAGACAAGACTACAAGCACTTCTACCGATGAACTTGAGCGTGTAGAGCGTGCGGTATATAACTCTTTCGGTGTTTCAAATAACTTATTTAATACTGATGGTAACTTAAGTCTTGAGAAATCAATTTTGTCAGACGAAGCAAGTATGAGAACATTACTTTTGCAATTCCATATATTTTTCAATGATGTTGTGCAACAGCTCAACACTCAAAGGAAGAAATATAAATTTAAATTCTATATGTTAGAAACTACTCAATACAACTATAAGGAACTTTCCAAGTTGTATAAAGAGCAAGTTCAAATGGGCTATTCTAAGATGTTGCCTCAGATTGCTCTTGGTCATACCCAGAGTGCGATTTTGGCTACTGCTAAGTTTGAGAATGAGATTTTGAAGTTGAGTGAAGTTATGATTCCTCCACTTATGTCTTCTACTATGAAAATGGAAGATTTAAAAGGCGGGGGCGAAAATAATAAATCAGTCTCAAACAATTCTCAAAAAGTATCAGAAGGGAATTCTTCAGAAAAGCAAGCCGGTCGACCAGAAAAGGCAGACGACCAGAAAAGTGAAAAAACCATTCAAAATAAAGAATCTATGAGTTAAGGAGGATACTATGGCTCAACATACAAGTATTAAGTTGGAAACTCCTTGTGAGTTTATTAATGTCACTCCTCTTAACCCACTGATTTCTAAATGTCAAATTAAGGTTTGCTATGTAAGTGACGAGCCTAATCGCAACAAAAGTATTATTACTAAAGATGTTGCGCGCGACATGGCTAACTCACTTCCAGGCAGTCCGATTGTTGGTTATTTCAATGAGGCAAAAGGTGACTTTGAAGAGCACAATCGAGTTATTGATATTTCCAATGGAAAATTTACTATTAAAGATAAAACACGACCATATGGCTTTGTCGATTTAGGTGCAAAGGTTTGGTTCCAGAAGTTTTTAGACGATGGACAGATTGAGCGTGAATATCTAATGACCGAAGGCTATATTTGGACAGGTCAGTATCCTGAAGCGCAAAGAATCATTGACGAGGGTAATAACCAGTCAATGGAATTAGATGAAGATTTAATTGATGCGTTTTGGACAAAAGATAGTAAAGGAAAGCCTCAGTTTTTCATTATAAATGAGGCAATTATTTCAAAACTTTGTGTTTTAGGTGAAGATTGCGAACCTTGTTTCGAGGGGGCCAATATCACTTCGCCACAAATCACATTCTCATTTGAGGATGGCTTCAAGGAGCAGCTCTTCTCAATGATGAATGAAATCAAGAAAGTTCTAAATGAAGGAGGAGCGCCTACAGTGTTTACAAGATATGCTGTTGAAATTGGCGATTCCTTATGGAGTGCTATCTATTCTTATTTAGAGCATACATATCCACGTGCTAATGACGAGGGTTATGTGTATGATTCTATTTATAGAATTGAAGGCATTTATGAGGAAGGTAGTCAAAAGTTCGCTATTCTTCAGAATCGTTCTAATAGCAAGTACTTTAGAATGAATTTCTCTTTGGATGACAATACAGGTTTTGCTGCTTCTGCCGAATTGGTTGAAGTAACTAAGACTTATGTTCCTGCGGCTCAGCCACAGTTCGCTCTTGAGGATGTTGAAGCTTTCGAGCTTGAATATGCTAAGAAGAAGAAAAAGGCTGAAGAGGATGAGGACGATGATGAGTCCAAGAAGCCTGGCGAGGAAGGTAAGGAAGACCCAGAAGACAAGAAGAAGTCAGGCGAAGAGGATGATGAAGATGATTCTGATGACGACGACGCCGATGATGACGAAGATAAGAAGAAGAAAAAGAAGACTAAGTTTGCTAAGTCCGAGGATGATGACGAGGACGAAGAGAAGTGTCCTAAGTGCGGCAAGCCTATTTCCGAGTGTGAGTGCGAGGATGAAGAGGATGATGACGAAAACAAGGGCAAGAAAGGCAAATACAACTTGGATGAAATTGAAGAGTATGTAGAGCTTAGTCAGAAATATTCTGCTCTTGAAACCGACTATAACAACATGAAAGCTGAAATGGCTAAGTTGGTCGAGTTCAAGAAATCTATTGAAAAGAAAGATAAAGAAGCTATGATTGCAAGTTTCTATATGCTTTCTGATGAAGAGAAGAAAGATGTTATTGACAACATTGATACTTATTCTCTTGATGAAATTGAAGCAAAGCTTTCAATTATTTGTGTTCGCAACAAGGTCAATTTCAACCTTGATGAAGATAAAGATGATAAAAACAACAAGCCTACCACATATAGCTTAGATGGTGGTATGGGGGACGAAAACGTTCCTGCTTGGGTTAAGTCACTTCGCAATGTTGCGAAATCTATGAACTAAGTGAAAAAATTTTAAGGAGGAAATATAGAAATGCTTAGAGAATTGCTTAAAAAGAGCATTAAGTCTCAGGCTTCCTACGTTGAAGTAGGCTATGGTCAGGTTGAGCCTAACCACTTGTCTGCACAGCGTACAGCTCAGATTTACGCTCAGCTTCCTGCAGCTTCCGATATTGAAGTTCTCGAGCAGGGACAGTTTGTTAAGTATGACTATGCAAACGGCCTTGTTAACTTTACCGGTAAGGGCGAATGGATGCTCGTTTATAATGAGACAAAACTTTATCGTGAAGAGCAGTTAGATTGCGAGTTCGCACTCGTTAAGGAGCATTATGGTGCTCGTGTATACAGCCCACTTGATGGCGAGAAGGCTCAGGAGATGTACGGTCCTACTCGTTTCTTGCAGGGTGTAAGAGAAGTTTATGACCCAGTAACCAAGACTTTTAAAGACCTTGGCGATGCTTTCCCTGTTTATGGTAAAGATGGTAAGCCAGTTCTTGATGCTGACGGTAATCAGGTAGTTGCTGACTTCTCTGTTGCTGCTAAGTATCATGATTATTATGAGCTCTCTGATATTAACAACCCAGATATCGCTGAGGAAGATAGAAAGAGATTGTTTATGAAGCTTCGTGAATACGAAGAGAAAATGATGCCTACTGGCACAACTATGGTTCCACGTGTCTTCAAGACTAACGTTGGTGACATTATGACTACTAACACAATCAACGCAACTGAATTGGCAGTTGGTGACATTCTTACTCCAGGTGCTAAGGGTATCCTTGAGCCAACTGAGGCTGAAACTGGTATGCTCTGGCAGGTAGTTAAGGTATATACTATGCCTGACCATCAGCGTGGCGTTAAGATTATGAGAATTCAGTAAGAAAGGAGAGTATTGAGTAATGGCTTTAGATAGAAATAACTTAGTACAGTTGATGAAAACTGTAGCAAAAGCTGACCCTTCCGCTCCTGTTTCTTACAGCTTTAATGGCGAGAATTTCAGCTATGATGCCCTGAACGAATGCCTTCGTCAGGAGCTTAATGAATATGCTGGTACATATTCACTTTATAGAGAGAACAAGAATTTAATCTTCTCTATTATCGAAGAGACTTTGGATGAAGTCCTTCCTAAGAAGGTTGAGCAGGCTTATATGCAGTTTGCTGAAACCAAGACCTTTGCACAGGGCGACAAGCCTATGTTCAAGCGCAAGAGAGATGCACGTCAGCGTGCTAAGCAGTTCGTAACTCGTGTTGGTCTTACTGGTATTTACGAAGTATTCAAGCTTGGTAAGTCCGAAGACGAGAGCTTCGAAGTTCGTACATCTGCTATCGGTGGAGCAGCTCAGATTGGATTTGAGGAGTTCCTTGATGGTCGTGTAGACTTCGCTGAAGTTACTGCTATTATCATGGAGGGTATGGACGAACTCGTATTCAAAGAGGTTGGTCATGCTCTTAAGGCTTCCGTTAACCAGTTGCCACCTGCAAATATTGTAGTTGCTAATGGTTTCGACGAGAAGGAATTCGATAGACTCCTTGTTATTGCTTCCGCTTATGGTGAGCCTTCTATTTACTGTACTTACGAGTTCGCAGTTAAGATGGTTCCTACTGAGGGTTGGAGATATACTGAGGCTATGAAGCAACAGTTGTGGGATACTGGTCACCTTGCAACTTACAAGGGACGTAAGGTTATTATCCTTCCTCAGGGTCTTGAAGATGAGACCAATACTCGCAAGGTAATCGATCCTGGTTACTGCTACATCATCCCAGCTGGTGCTGATAGCAAGCCTGTTAAGATTGCATTCGAGGGCGGCACAATCGTTGATGAATATGTTAACGCTGATAGAAGCCGTGAGATCCAGGTATACAAGAAGGTTGGCGTAACTGCTATGTTGGCTAACAACATCTGCGCTTATGCTGATACAAGCTTGATGGGTCAGATGAATATTAAGGGTTCTACTTGGGATAGCTCTTTCTTCGTAAATGAAGTTGCTGCTTATCACAAGGGTGAATAATTCTTGGTTTAACCTAATATAATATAGAAATAGATTAGAGGGGGAAATGGGGAAATCCCCACTTCCCCCTTTTTTCACTTTATGAGAAAAAGGAGATTAAATTTTATGGAAAAGACTATTACTATTAAGAATAGAAGTGCCGGTCAGGTAACTTATATGATTCCTGAAGATGGCATTCGTCGTTCTTTTGCACCAGGTGAAGCAAAGAAAATTACTCAGGAAGAACTTGAGCATTTGACTTTCCAACCAGGTGGAAAAGAAATTCTTGCAGGTTTCTTGCAGATTATTGAAGAAGAAGGTAGACAGATTGCAGGCCTTCAAGTAGAGCCTGAATATAACATGAGCGAAGCTGATGTTGTTAGATTGATTCAGACAGGTTCTCTTGATGAATTTCTTGATTGTTTGGATTTTGCGCCAGTTGGTGTTATCGATTTAATTAAGAAGCTTTCTATTAGCGTTCCTCTTTATGATATGCAGAAGAGAGTAGCTTTGAAGAAAAAGACTGGCTTCGATGTTGATGCCGCTTTGAAAAACATTGCTGCTGAGAAAGAAGACGAAGATGGAACAATCTTAAAGCAGGCTGCTCCTGAGCGTCGTGTGAAGAAAGATGAGGTTCCAGCAGGTCGCAGAACTACTCCAAAGTACAATGTGGTAACACCTAAGGTTGAGGAGAAGTCTGCTGAGTAATTGTAGATAGGAGGATTTAGTATGGCTGAAACAAATCAGACACAATTCTCAGCTATCTATAATCGCTTTCTTGGAAAAATTACTGATGATATGTACATGGAACTGACACCAGAAGACACCTTGAAAGATTTGCAAAGTCTTTTGTTAGATGCGATTCCTGGCTTTGAGTTTCCACGAGTTGTGCTTGATGGAAACTACACTATCGAAACCGTTGTCCTCCCTGAGAACGAAGTATTGCCAGGTGATTTCATTATTGGTGTTATTTGGAATGAACTTCCAGAAGATGCTGGTATTCAGACTCCAGATGTAATTGTTGAAAAATCCCATTTCAACACTGAATTAACTTCCGAAGAAATCAACATTCTTGCGCTCTTGATGAAACAAGGTTGGGTTCAACGTCAAGTAGCATCCATTGAGAACACTCGTATGAAATACAGTGGCTCAGACTTTAAGTTTACTTCACAGGCTAATCATTTGGCGAAGTTGTTAAACTTATTGGAAGAAGCTCGTAGAGATTCTTTCCATATGCAACGCTTATATAAGCGTAGAAAGGTCGACGCAGATGGTCGAATTAGTTCGAACTGGTCTGTGTTAATGGAAACAAGTGCTCTTAAATAAATATAATATTGATTTCAGTCAGGAAGATTTAGTTAAAAATGTTCAACGTTTAACCAACCAATTATGGAAATTAATTCCGATGCGTGAACATGAAGAGGATTGGCAAAAACAATTGGATACTGTAATATTAGAAGTAGTAGGACTTAATGAGATTTTCATTGGTCCTATTTTTCTACAAATGCTTAGTAAATTAGAAGGATTGCGTGTACAAGAAACCACTTTTGAACTATACCGCAAAACTATTTTTGAATGCATTAGTATTTTGCAGGAGTTAAGCCATGTCAAGTTATGACGATAAGAAACGCAATACTTCTTTAAATTTGATGGCTGGCCGCCTTGGCGTTTTTAACCTGGGTGACAAAAAACCAATTCCCGTTGAGGGAGACGGTAAGGCTGAGGAAACTTCTCTTGAAGGCTTCCAACATCAATCTACACTATTGAGATACAATGGTGGTCATGCGCAACATGACAGAATGGTCTTTGATAAAAGACGTTCTTTAGATAGAGCATTACTGTATTCATATCAAGCCGCAACAGTTAAAAAAGTTAGTGGAAAAGAAAGCGAAGATGGATTCGTAGAGAATTCAGCAAGCAAAAGAAAAGTTCGAGCTTTGATTAACCCAAATAAATTAAAGCAAGACTATGATGATAAAATTATTTCCATTCCATACGAAGAGGGCTTCGGATGTGGAGACGTTTTTGAGTGGGAAGGAACACAAACACATTGGTTAATTTATCTACAAGACCTTACTGAACTTGCCTATTTCAGAGGGGATATTAGAAAATGTACGTTGAGTATTCAATGGTTAGACGATGGCGTTGTTCACAACACCTTTGCCGCAATCCGAGGTCCAGTAGAAACAAAAGTTAACTATATTCAGAAACATGGTATTAGTGTAGACGAACCTAACCACAGTCTGAATATTTTAATGCCTAAGACACCAGAATCTTTGAAATATTTTCAGAGATATTCTAAATTCTATTTATCAAGAAGTATGGAAGAAGAGCCTAATATTTGTTGGCGAGTTGAAGCCACAGACTGGATTTCTACTCCTGGTATTTTAGAAATTACAGCTGTTGAGTATTATGCCAACGATGATGAAGATGACTTAGAGAAAGGAATTGCGGGCGGCCTCGTTGTTGTACCGGAGAGTCCAAACCCTGAGCACATTGACACATTGATTAAAGGTGACGTATTTATTAAGCCAAGAATTGCTTATGAGTATAGATGGATTGGTCCTAATAATGGCAACCTTTGGAAAGTTGATTCTAAATATCCTGTAACCATTGAGGTTGATAGAAATAGCACAGGTGTTTGTCTTGTTAAGTGGAATAGCTCTTATAGTGGTGAATTTGAGCTGTCTTATGGTAATTATTATACAAAGAAGATTGTTGTTCAGTCTTTGTTTTAAATAGAGAGTTAAAGGAGTTTAAGAGATATGAAAGTTGAAAGATATAAAGCCCCAAAATCAAGTTTCTTATCTGTTGAAAAAGACCTTAGCATTATCGTAAAAGAAATGTTTAAGTCCCCTCGCCTTCAGAAGCTTCTGCATTATGAAGTTTCAGATGCTTTAAAAAGAGATAATTTAAGCGAGGAAGATAAGTTAGCTTTATTTGGTAAGAACATTAAAATCGTTCCGAAATTAAGTGTTGATGGAAAATGTCTTAATTATGTAATTATTAGTTTTGATAATTTTACACCAAATGACTCTAATCCGGAATTCAGAGATAATATTATTGAATTTGATGTTATTTGTCACTTTGACCAGTGGCCAATGCGTGATTTCCAGTTGCGTCCATATCGTATTGCAGCTGAATTAGATTCTTTGTTTGATGGAACTCATCTTACTGGAATCGGCACTTTGCAGTTTGTAGGAGCTAATCAAATTATTCTAACAGATGAATTTGCTGGTTTATGTTTAATGTATCAGGCAGTTCATGGTGAAGAGGATAAGAATAGTTATACTCCAGTAGAAGAGGACCAAATCCACTTTAAACAACTGTTAGAAGAAATTGCGGCCGAGGCTATTGAGGAGTAATGGATGTAAGACTTGCTTTAATGGCGGGTTCTGATATTCCTATTCCAGAGTGTCAACTTACTCTTCACCAACCCTCCATTAAAGAGATTTCCTTCTTGGGGGAAGATGATTTTTTCATTGGGGTCCAATGCTTATGCTTACATAAGAGTATGTTCGTAGAGGACAAAGATGCTCTATCTGATATAAATAATTTTCAAATATTTATGACGATGATGATGGATAAAAGTACGGCAGATAAAAAAGTCTGCGTTCAACAGTTGTTAACTTTACTTTTTCCTAAATATAAAGTTCTAATGACTCCACGTTCCATACTTTTTCAAAGCGAAGGCGGCTCTCAAATGGTAGACGATTCCAATTTTGAAGCACTTCAAAATGTTTTGAGAATGGTCTTTTGCGCCAACACTGGCCCTATGGACCAGCAAGCATTCAATCCGGCAAATGATAAGGCTCGAGAGATAGCGCAAAAGCTTATGAGAGGTCGTCAAAGGGTTGCCGCACAAAAAGATGGTGGCAATCAAAGCTCGTTTAGTAGATATCTTTCAGTTTTGACTATTGGTTTAAACTCCATGTCATTGCAAGATTTAACGAATTGTACAATGTTCCAGTTGTATGATTTATTAGAAAGATATATGCTATATATCAATTGGGATATCAACATCCGCACTCGTCTTGCGGGTGGTAAGCCAGATTCCCAACCTGAAGATTGGATGAAAAATATCCATTAAATAAATAAGGAGGAATATGCACTATGAAATTTGGTGTTCGTGAGATTTGCGACGTTGTTTTAAAGGCTAAAGCAGCGCAGAAGATTGGTAATAAAATGTTCTATGCTAACGAACCTGTAATTTATTTCGATACCCTTAAGACTTCAAGCATGGAAGGTGCAGCAACAACTGTTTATGCACAGGGTGGTCGTGGTAACTCCCGTTTGGTAGCATGGGAAGGTGAAAGAACTGTTACTTTCACTATGGAAGACGCTTTAATTTCTCCAGAAGGCTTTATGATTCTTTCTGGTGCCGGATTGGTTGAAGCTTCTACTGATAAGCCTATTTATCAGCATATGACTGAGACTATCGATGCTAAGGATGTTACTTTGGCAGAAGATGGTGGCAATATTGTTGTTAAGTTGTCTGAGATTCCTTACTTACCAGCAGACAATGCTGATAACTTTGCATATGTAATGTTCATGAAAGATGGCGAAATCATCTCTGAGCCTTACATTCCTGTTCATGATGGCAATACCAACAATGTTAAGCAGTTGACTGTTCAGACTGTGGATGACCTTCACGGCGAGGCTGGTGACCATGCTTATACTTTAGGTACTGTTCCTAACAAGAACCAGTTCGATAGCGTATTGGTTGACTACTATGTAGCTCGTACCGGTGGCGCACAGCAGATTGAAATTACAGCTGATAAGTTCGGTGGTAACTACTACCTCGAAGCTGCTACATTGTTCCGTGACCAGAGCGGTGTTGACATGCCTGCAGAATTTATCATTCCTAACTGCAAGATTCAGTCTAACTTCACATTCACTATGGCTTCAAGCGGAGACCCAAGTACATTTACTTTCACTATGGATGCGTTCCCTGATTATACCAGATTCGACCGTTCCAAGAAAGTTCTTGCTGCTATCCAGGTAATCCGTGACCTCGGAGAGGTTTCTGATGACCATCGTCTTGAGACTCAGTTTGCCGCTATTAACGGCTAATTGATACATAAGAATTTTTAGGGAGAGGTAGAAATACCTCTCCCTTTTTGTTATTTGTGAAAAAGGAGGAGTGTAATGTCTTTATTTAGAAATATTATGTATGCAAATGCTCCAATCTTAAAAAAACAGACTGAATTTTTTGGAGAATATTCCTATTTAAATCGTTTTAGTGATATCCCAGATGCAAATGCAATACATGATTATCAATTAAAGAAGTTGATGGATTTCCAAGCTTCTGCTATTAAAGAAGAAAGTAAAACCAGACAATTAAATTGGTTTTTAATGTATAATGGAAATCTTAGTACCAGTTCGGAACCTTATGACCAAATTGTTTATAATAGTGTTAACGAACTTTTTCAGCGAGTTAATATTTTAATTGGGTCTGGTGTAATGAGTCAAGAATCTCGTGGTAATATTGCTCAAAATGAACAATTAGCAGCAAAAATTGTAACTCAACTTCAAGGACTTGGTAAAGAATTAAATAAATTGCGCAAACAAGCTAATATGACTATTAGTAGTACGTATATTGACCAATTAGATGCTCTTATCAAGCAATTGCCACAAGGAAATTTGGATACTGTATTAAGAACTTTGTACCATCTTAAAGGCGATATTTTAGAAGAAGTTGGTGTAGAATGGTTAAATAAAAGAATGCCAACTAATATGAGAGTAAATACCAGAGCCTATTCTACTGGCGCAATTAGAGGTCGTGGTGGCCAGATGATTCAAGATATTTTAGTTATGGACATGGATAAAGTGAATATTAAATCAGATGTGGAAATTGATTTTACATTAGATGGGAAACCTTATTCCATGCCAATTAAAGATTTTCTCCACATGATTGAAAAATATAGCGGGCATAAACAAATATCTATTAGTAGTGAAGCAGAAGACATTTTAACAGAAGTTAGTGTCATGGGCATCCAGGCAAAGTCTGGTTATAATCAGCTCCCTTGGAATGTCAGCTCAAAGAACACTCATGTTTCTATCGGAGAAGCTCAAAGTGCAGGAGATTCCAGAGTAAGTCGATATATTGATTTTTTAAATGGTGTACAAGGACTTTATAGGTCCTGGGACGCTGCAGAAAAAAATATTAAAAAACAAACCCAAGAGTACACTGCAATGGCAAATTATTGCTTGGCAACTCAATTAAGTAAAGTATTACATTTGTCTCAATTGGGGAATCAATATGTTTTAACTCCAAATGGTTTTATGCCTTTTGTGACTCGTATTATTGAATTATATGAAAAAGCGGGAAGTGGCAAATATTTTTTCTCATTTAAAGGTAGAATCCAAATGGAAAAACAGGGCGATATTGTTACAAAGTCGCGCCCAGTTACGATATCAGGATATTAAACTTGACAAAAGAAAAATTTTCTGGTATAATATTTATAAAGAGAGTTAAGGGAGGCTATATTATGGCGAAAGTTAGTTTTAATAAAATGGCTTTAAAAGTAAATACTGAAACTTGCAATTTTGCTTTTAAAGATATGGAAATTGAAGTTAAACAGTATCTTCCAGTTAATGAAAAATTAGAGTTAATTAGTTCTGTTATTAATAATAGTACTGATGATATGAATTTTTATAATGTTGGCAAGCTTGAAATTTTCTTAACTTTGGAGATAATGTATCATTATACAAATATTAATTTTACAGACACTCAAAAGAAAGACGTTTGTAAATTATACGATACAATCGTATCTTCTGGTTTATATCAAGAAGTGATTGAAAGACTTCCTAAAGGAGAATATGATTATTTAAAGAATACTTTGATGGATACTGTGCAAAGTATTTATACATATCATAATTCTATTATGGGTATCTTGGAAAGAGTTTCTGCAGATTATTCTAATTTGAGTTTGGAAGCTTCTGAAATTCAAAAGAATTTAGCAGACCCTGATAATATGACCTTATTAAAGGATGTTTTAACCAAATTAGGCTAATCCTATTATTATGAGTTTTAAAGATAAATAGGAGTAATGGTGGTGGAGTATATTTCCTAATACTCCACCACCATTTTTTTTATTTGCAAATAAAAAAAATAAGGAGAGAAAGGAGCAAATAAAGACATGGCTAAACAATTAAATGTAAGTCTTGCGTTTACTGCTGATACTGGTAAAGCAAAGGCGCAATTACAAGATTTACAAAATCAGCTTGATAAGTTGATTAGTGGTGGCGGTTTAGGTGGAAAAAGAACTGATTTTATTTTAACCAGAGAGCTTCAACAAGCTACAACTGCCGCAGCAACTTTAAAGACTAATTTACAGGCGGCTATAGATGTAAATACTGGTAAGTTAGATTTATCTAAATTCCAAGCTCAAATGAATAAGAGTAAAATGTCTTTAGAGGAATATAGAAATCAGCTGGTAGCTCTTGGTCCTGATGGAGCAAAAGCATTTGCTTCTTTGGCTGATTCCATATACAATGCGGACGTTGTTTTAAAGCGTTCCAACAGGTTGTTAACAGAAATGAAAACAACCTTGATGAATACTGCTCGTTGGCAATTATCATCCAGCATGTTGCATGGTTTTATGGGAGCGGTTCAAGGTGCTTTTGGTTATGCAAAAGATTTAAATGAGTCATTAAATAATATCCGTATTGTTACGGGTCAAAATATTGACCAAATGGCAAAATTTGCAGAAGAAGCAAATAAAGCAGCTAAGGCTTTAAGTACTACAACCACTAATTATACTAATGCTTCTTTAATTTACTATCAACAGGGTTTGGATGGTCAAGCAGTAAAAGACCGTGCTGATATTACAATTAAACTTGCAAATGTTGCTAAAATTAGTGCAGAGACAGCTTCCGACCAATTAACAGCTATTTGGAATAACTTTGCTAAAGGGTCTGAAAATCTTGAACATTTTGCTGATGTTCTTGTAAAATTAGGTGCAGAAACTGCATCAAGTTCAGATGAAATTTCTGCAGGTTTAGAGAAATTTGCTGCTATTGGAGATACTGTTGGATTAAGTTTTAATAATGCAGCAGCTGCACTGGCCACTGTTACAGCAACAACTCGTCAAAGTGCAGATGTTGTTGGTACTGCATTTAAAACCATTTTTGCACGTATCCAAGGCTTAAATCTTGGAGAAACTTTAGAGGATGGCACAACTTTAAATAAATATTCTGAAGCTTTAAGTAGAGTTGGCATTAATATTAAAGACCAAAGTGGCGAATTAAAAACTATGGATGCTCTGTTAGAGGAAATGGGTACTAAATGGCAGACATTAAATAGAGACCAACAGACTGCTTTGGCGCAAACAGTTGCTGGTGTCCGTCAATATACTCAATTGATGGCATTAATGAATAACTGGGATTTTTATAAACAAAATTTAAATACTGCGGCTAATGCAGATGGCGCTCTTGATGAACAGCAGAAGATTTATGAAGAATCTTGGGAAGCCGCTCATAAAAGAGTCCAAGCAGCAGCTCAAACTATTTATTCAGAGTTAATTGATGATGAATTTTTTATTACTCTTTTAGATGGTTTTAAAGAAATTCTTGAATATGTAGACCATTTTATTGATGCTCTTGGTGGATTAAAGGGTGTTTTATCAGTAGTTGGTACTTTATTGATTAAATCTTTTAGTAATGAAATTGCTTCAAAGATTGATAATATTGGAATGGCTATTCGTCGTACTGCAGGTGGAGAGTCTGCGAGTGCAATTGCTATGAAGAAAAAGGCTGTTGGATTAACTGCCAATATGGGTTCTGATTCTGATACCAACGAAGGTATGGCCATGAATGAGGCTTATAATGCTCGCCAACAAGCTCAGACTTTAATGCTTAATAATGCTAATCGTTTAAGCGAAGCTGAAAAAAGTACTTTACAAATCCTCATGGATGGTAATAAAGCACTTGGTGAACAAGTTATTCTTCAGGGAAAATTAGCTGATGAAGCTGCTCGAGAAGCAGATAATCAAGAGCGTTCTTTGAAATTAAAACATAAAACTTTAAATGGTAAAACCAATAGCAAAAAAGTAACCTCTTATAAAGAGGGTATGCAAGATGTTGGTAAAGCTGAAAGTATTAGTGGGGCTATTTCAAACGCAACGAAATCTCTTTCTACAGGAAAAACAAAAGGCTCTGGACTTGATGGATTGCTTGAAAATGCAAAAAATTTACAAACTACATTAGGAACCATTTCAAGTAATCCTATTTTTAAGGGTAATAGTAATGTAGAAAAAACTTCTAAGTCTGTTGAAACTTTACATAGAAAACTTACTGAAATTGCAGGAAAAGATATTATAAGTCAGCAAGATGTAGATGATTTAACCAGAATGGCACAACAAGCAGACCAAATGGTTGCCGATCTTTCTATGGATATGCAAGAAAATGGTGCTGAAGATATTATAAAATCAGCAGGTTTAAAAGCTGGCGGAAAACAATCTCAAGATTTACAAAATCTTGGAGAAACTGCTCGCGATGCAGGTTTGAAAGCAGGTCAAGCTTCTGTTGGTATGACTACCCTTGGTCAAAGTGTTAAGACTATGGGCGATTATGTTGATGGAGCTCAGGGAAAAGTAATGACTTTAGGTCAAAAAATCACTGCAGCGGCGCAGACAGTTACTACCACCATTATGGTATTTAATATGCTCAAAGGAGCTATTGATACTATTAAAGACCCAGAAATGACTGGATGGGAAAAATTCTTATCTATTATGGGAACTGTAGCAATGGCTATCCCAATGGTTGTTTCTACTGTTACCGCTTTAGCTCCGGCGTTTATGGGAGCTGGTGCTGCTGGTATGACTGGTGGTACAATGATGGGTGCTGGCATGACTGCAGCAATGGGTCCAATTGGTTGGATTATTGCCGCTGTTACTGCTTTGATTGCTTTGTTTGTTGGATTAGCAATTGCAGCAGAACAAAACAGTCCAGAAGCACAGTTAGCTAAAACTGCTAAGACAGCAGAAGAATTATCTGAGAATCTTGAAGAAGTTCGCAAAGAAGCCCAAGAAATTAAAGATACTTTTGATAAGTATGATAGTTTAATTGATAAATTAAACAATTGTGCGAAGGGTACTAAAGAGTGGTATGAAGCTCTTGAAGAAGTCAATAATTGTGCTTTAGATTTATTAGAAAAATATCCAGATTTAGCAAAATATGAAGGTCTTTTCACAAGAAAAGACGGAATGTTAACAATTGACCCCAATGTAGTTGAAAATATAATTAAAGATTTAGACAATCAAGTAAATAGTGCGACCGCAGCGGCTTTGTTATCAAGCGCTGATGTAGCGCAGAAGAAAGCTGATAATTTAACAGCTGAAACTCGCTCAAGTATTGGCTCTTTCATTGGTACTGATTATACAATGGTTGGACAGGGTAGAGAAGCACATCGTCAATACGAAACTGTAAAAGCAGGGGAAATTTTAGTAGAACATGCTGAAGAATTAGCAAATTTAACTGAAAAAGAATACGAAACTAAAATTAAAGCTCTCGTAGATCAAGCAGCCAAAGATGTTTCAATGACTGAAGAGCAATATCAAAATATGATTAAAGCTTTAATGGAAGACCAAGAAGCTATTAATCAACTTGTAAGAGCTACTCAGAATGCCGCAACTCAAATGGATAATGCCACTTTAGCTTTAGCAAATCAAACTTTAGCGAATAAAGGTTATGAAAATGCAGAAGTTATGATGGCATCTATGGGTCTTGAGTCTCAATATCAAACCATTTATGATGAAATTATCACAAAAGGTAGAGCGGATTGGCAATCTGAGGGCACTACAACTAATTCTAAGGATATTTGGAAACGTTTTGAAGAAGCTACCGGAAAAGATTATCAAGAAATTGATAATACTGTACAAGGTAGCGCGGCTAATCGTGTATATGCTTATAAAGATGACGCTGGTAAAGAACAAACCTTTTCATTAGAATATATGGCAAAAACAATTGCTGCACATGAAGCTTTGCAAGACTTAGAAATGAGTGCAAAAGAAGCTGGTGAAGCGCTTGTAAATGTTGAGCAAGTTAATAGACAATATGCTGAAACCATGGAAGGCCTTGATGCTGATGCTATAACAGCTGGAGTAAAAGATTGGGTTACTACTGGTAGTTTTGGTGATATGACAGAGGCTGATTTCGCAGGTCTCCAAGATGTTGTCGAGGGTGCAGGCGGAGTTGATGCTTATTTACAGCAAGCTTTTGGTATGTCTGCAGATGAACTTGCAGTTGCTTTTGGTGATGATTATGTAGATAGATTTACCAATAGCATGACAAATTATACTGATGATTTAAGTGAAGTTGGCAAAGATTTATTAGAGAAGGCTCAAGTTGAATTAACTGCATTAGATACTTCTAAATTAACTCTTAATCAGAAAAATGCTGTAGGAGAAATGATTAATGCAGCTATTGTTAATACAGGAAGTGCTGACGCTTTTACTAATTTATTTAATCAAATTCCAGTAGAACAAACTGATGAATTTGCAGAAGTTTTAAGTAATGTTGATTGGCAAACCACCGATATTAATCAATTAAAAGATTCTTTATATGAAGCAGGAATTAGTACAGTAGGTTTTGATGATGAATTACAAAATCTTATTGATACTATGGATAATTCTGGTATTCAAGCTGCAGCATCTCTTGGCGCGAGTTATAAAAATTTAACTGATATTACTGAAGGATTACAAACTGGAGATACAATTTCTGCTGAAGATTATGGTAAATTGGACGAAGGAATGCAACGTTATTTTACCATGATGATGGATGGCACTTATGCGCTTACTGGTTCTGCTCAAGAATTCCAAGAATTAGTACATAAACAAGGAATTGCATCTTATCAAGAAAATATTCAAAAACTTGGAGAACAAGCAGCAGGCTATAATAGAATTAAAGGTTATGATATTGATGCTTTAAAAGATGCTCAATATGAAAAAGGTGAAGGGTATAGTAGTTCTGGAGTAAAACAGCAGTTAGATATTCTTGACGTATTGGGCTATGACCCAGAGCAGCTTGCAAAATGGCGCGAAGATGCATCAGATTTTAATATGAGCCATGAAAATCTTGATGCAATTACTGCGGCTGTCCAAGGGTATAGTCATGAATTAGAAAATCTTGATGTACTTATTGAAGAAAATAAACAAGCGGTATTTGGACAGGAAATGGCAATTGCTATGTCTTATCAGTCATTATCAGATTTGACTAAGGCATATGAAGAAGGCGTTGTTTCAGTCCAAGCTTATAATACTGCGGCGATTGCTCTTAATGAAAAAGAAGATTTAGAAGGTCTTGATACAGAAGAACTTGAAGAATACGCTGAGTATTTACAGGAAATTTGTGATGAATCTGAAGAATTAAGCAGTGAGTTAGATGATAATGATGAAGCAGCTCGAGATGTGGCAAAAACTATTCTGAAAATGAATAAAGGAATAGAGGCTCTTGCTGAAGGATATGATGATTGGGCTGATGTTATTAAAAATAGCTCAAAAGAAAGTGAAGAATATTGTGATGCTGTAAATGGTATGCGCGATGCACTTTCTGACGTATTGGACGTAAGTGAAGATTATATTTCCAGTGATTTTATGGCAGGTCATTTGGAAGATATTAAACTTGCCGCAGAAGGTAATGCAGATGCTATTGATAGATTAAAAGCTGCTTTAGCAGACCAAATTATTCTTGATATTGTCGGCGTTGATAAATTTGCAGATTTACCAAGTGGATTGCAGACTGCAATTAATGAAATGCAATCAATTATCAGTTCTACTTCTTTAAAAGTTGGCGACACTTTAGATATGAGTGTTGATGATACTGGTTTCATTGAAGCTTGTAACGAAATTATTAAAAATGCAAATATGACCGCTGACCAAGCCAACGCTTATTTTGATGCTCTTGGCTTTGAAACTAATTTTGTAACTGAACCTCAATTACAGACTCAGCGAGTTCCAGAGTATGTAACTGAAACAATTGATGAAGGTAGTACAACAGTTACTTTAGCTGATGGAACGGAAGTTCCAATGGTTAGAACTCGAACCAGAACTTATCAGGATGGATATTATGAAGCTGAAGGCATGGTTGATGCTATTGCAATGGCAACCAGTACTGATGGTTCTACTCAAGTACCTCAAATTCAATCTATTACAAAGAAGCCAAGTGGTTCTTCTAATAATTATTCGTCTAAAAACTCTGGTGGCGCTAAGAGTCCTGGTAGTAAAGGTGGAGGCGGCGGAGATAAAAAAGCGAAGAAAGAAAGCAAAAAATCCGCAAAAACTGAAACTGAAAGATATCATGTTATTGAAAATCAATTAGAAAATTTAAAAAGTCAATATGATGAAATTTCTAAGGCTAAAGACAGAGCATTTGGTAAAGCTAAACTTGCTTTAATGGATAAAGAAATTGCGAAGCAAAAAGAAATTATTGCGAAGCAAAAAGAATATCTTAGTCAAGCAGAAAAGAATTTAAGTACAGATGCAGCAGCTCTTGGCAAATATAATGCTACCATAGTTGATGGCGTAGTTACAAATTATGACTCAATGGTAGCAGCTCAAGTGCAGAAATATAATGATGCCGTTGAGAAATATAACGCTTTAAGTGCTGAGGCTCAAGAAAAATTAGATGAAGAATGGTCTAATAAGAAAGATGAAAATGGTCAATATTATAATAGCTATTTAGATTATTACGAGCGCGAATATGAAAATTTCACTGAAGCATTATCACAATATGAAGAAACTCAAGATTTAGTTCGAGATAAGCAACAAGAAATTATTGATGCGCAGAATGAATTATATGATTTGCAATTAGAGAAAATTGACTATAAAGTTCAAGTACAAATTGATATTGAGGATGACGAATTACAATATTTAGAGTATATGCTTGAAAGAATTGAAAATAAGGCATTTAGCGCAGCCGAAGCTATTGCAAATCTTGGTCAGCAAACTCAAAGCTACATGACTAAAAATCAGGTTTATGAACAGGGCGTTAAAGACATTTTTGCTAATCATGGTTTAACAAATGAAGATTTTAATAAGTTTAAAGCCGGTGACGAAGCTACTTTGGCAAAACTTGGTCAAATGGAGTTTACTGATGATGAAGTTCAAACTCTTCGTGATTATACTTCAAGTTTAATTGACACTAATCAATCTTTAATTGAAACTCGTCAAGCGGTTCATGATAAACTCCTTTCTGCTTTTGAGGAAATGAACGAAGAACTTGATAAGGGTATTGATAAGTTAGAAGCTTTATCAGAAATGACTGAATCTTATCGAACAATTGTTGACTTGGTTGGTAAAGCTAATTTTGCAGGTGGAAATGAAACTATTGCAGAAATTAATAAGGCAACTGTTGCTCAAGCAAAAAATATCGCTCAAGCAAAAATCGCTAAGAGAGATGCGCTTGCCGCAGATATTGAATATGCAGAAAAGCAATACGCCCTTCAGAAAGATAATATTTCTGAAGAAGAGCGTAAGATGTGGGAAGATTCTATTGCTGAAATGAAAGTTCAATTAACTGAAGCTAAGCAAGAGGCAAGAGATTCCATTACCGATTGGATGGAAGAGATTAATAAAGACTTCCAAGATTCCATTACTGCGGCCCTTGATAAATTTTCTGAAACGGTAGCAGGTCGTTTCAGTAGTATTGCTGAACTTTCTGATGCTTTTGGTAGAGCACAAACTAAGAATGATAGATACCTGGAAGATTATCAGAAGATTTATGAGTTTAGTAAATTAACTCGTGATATTGAAAAATCCATAGATGATACTGATAATATAAGAGCAAAGAAAGAGCTAAGAAAACTTCTTGAAGAAATTAATGAAATTGAAGAGTCTGGTGCTCAAGTAAGTGAATATCAAGTTGAAAATCTCCGTAAGCAATTTGAACTTAAACAAGCTGAATTGGCTTTGGAAGAAGTTAAAGATGCTAAGAGTCAAGTTCGTATGACTCGCGACAACAATGGTAACTGGGGATACGTTTATACTGCTAATGACCAGGATGTAGCAGCAGCTGAGCAGTCTTATGAAGATAAGCTTTATGAACTTCAAGAGCATAACGCTGAATATATCAATCAGCTCCAAGAAAGTATTATTACAATGCAACAAGAGATGGCTGATAAGTTAGCTGAAATTGCGGCTGACGAGGCGTTAAGTATTGAAGAACGTCAAGCTAAGATGGATGAAGTTCGCAGATTCTATCAAGAGCAAATGGGTTATTATAATTCTGAGTTAAATTTAGCTTTGAATAATAATAAAACACTGTACGAAGACGATTGGATGGCATATTCTGAAAGAACTGGATATAAAATTTCTGCTGATGAAGATTATGTTGATAGCTTTGAAGAGACTGATTATGCAATTTTAACTGGTTTCCAGAATATGGAGCAGTCTCAGTTGGCATTTAACCAAGCATCTCAAACCATGTTGGACGAGTCTAATATAGCTTTTATCACCTGGAAAGACCAGATGAAAGATGCTTTGGATGAGGCCGATTTAAATTTTGATACTTTGAAAGAAGATATTAAAGAAGACCTTGGTGAAATTGTTGAAGAGTCTAATACAACTACTGAAGAGATTAAAGAGGATGCAAAAGAAATGGTTGAGGATTACCAAACAGTTGTAGATGCAATTGTTGAATGGGAAACTCAATATAGCACTTCTGTTGAGCAAATGATTATTGAAAGCGATAAAATTATTACTAAATTCAATGAAGTACTTAGGCTTTGGGGAGAAGTGAAAAGCGCTGCTGAACAAGGTGTACCTGAACCTCCAAGCAGTAGTGAAACTCCAA